CGGCGAAGCAAAGTGCAGAAAGAAAAGAAGCCGTCTGAAATCATACAAGAATTTCTTGAGTTCTTAAAATACTGCGATAAAGAGTATAAAGATTGCGTAACGCAGGTATATAAGTATGACAAAATGAATCAGGATTATCTGCATGATATTGAATTTGCTCATGACTATGATGAACGATGCAAGTTGGCCACACAGATACACAAACAGAGAAATGACAGGCGAGCGATGAAAGATAGAGTTGAATTTGTCGAAAAAGTAGCTAAATTCTGTGCGGACAGGCAGAATAAGCAGTTCATTGACAGGCTTAAAAGCCTATTGGAGCAACAGGAAAGAGCTGAACAGTATGTACTTAGCGAACGCCATTATAACAGGAGGGGTGAGATAGCCAATGATACTAATTAGTGATAAGGGACAGCAGAAAGGCAAGCATACCGCTAAGGAAAATTACTGGAAGGATCAGGGAATAGAAGTATTAACCATGCCACTCCCTTGTGGGGATTACATAATTGCGAATGAACGAGTTATGGATGTAATCAACCGAAAGAATGAACGTGGAATTCCAGTAAAGAAGATGGATTTTCTTGGAACATACAATGCGACTGTTGACACTAAGAAAGACATTCAGGAACTTGTCGGTGATATTTGTGGAAAGCAACACGCAAGGTTCCGCGATGAATGCATATTGGCTCAGAATAACAGCATTAAGTTGTATGTGTTGGTACAGAATGCCGGTGGATTGATTAAAGGAACAAAAGATATATATAATCCGACAATCCGAACACTGAATGAGCTTCATAAATGGAAAAATCCGAGACTTTTTGTGATGAAGCGTACAAGTGATGTGATTGGTCATTACAAGAGCGGAAAACCAATATACAGACGCACACAAAGGTATCCGGCAGCAACCAGGGGCGAAACGCTCATGAAAGCTTGCAAGACTATGCAGAAGAAATATGGAGTTGAGTTCATTTTTTGCAGTAACTCTGAACAGGGAACGAAAGTTATTGAACTGCTTCAACAGGAGGTTAGGTAGATGGAACATTCTTTTGATATAGATATAGCAGCAGAATATGGCATCGAATGTGCAATTTTACTTAATCATCTTTATTTTTGGATTAAGAAAAATGAAGCGAATGATGAAAATTTCTTTGACGGAAGATACTGGACATACAACAGCGTGAAAACCTTTTCGGTATTGTTCCCGTATATGACTGAAAGAAAAGTCAGATACACTTTGGAGAAAATGGAAGAACAGGGATTGATTGTGGTCGGCAATTATAACAAGTCTCAGTACGATAGAACCAAGTGGTATGCACTGACGGATTTGGCTTATTCGATTTTACAAAAAGGAAATTTCCATTTGACAAAAACGGCAAATGGAAAAGACGCTAACGGCGAACCTATACCAGATATAAACACATATATAAATACAGATAATATATTAGATTCTAAAGAATCTAATTGTCAGACAGATGTCAGACGATGCTTAGATGCATGGAACGCATTGGAAGAATACGGCATAAAAGCAGTGTCTAAAGTAAGCAACACATCTCAACGGTATCAACGATTAGTGGCAAGAATCAAGGAATATGGCATAGAGGATGTCTTAAAAGCAATAGAGAAAATTAAAGACAGCAGTTTTCTGCAGGGAAAATCGAATAGTAGACGAGCGTGGGTCGTTACTTTTGATTGGTTTGTGCTGCCGAATAATTTTCCAAAGGTATTGGATGGAAATTACGACGATGTGAAGAGTGACGGACCACATGAGACAAAAACGCTGGAAGAAGGCGGGTGGCAGTAAATGATTAATGAAAACGAGATCAGAAAGACATTATCGCTATTAAAGCCGGACGGCCATTTGTTCGAAGTGCGGGTTATATATAATTCTAAAGCCGTGTATAGCGGATATTTCAAATCTGCAGACGATCTGATGGCAGCATTGAACAGAGATATCCGAGAGTATGCCAACTGCAATATTTACATCACACTGAATTATTTGAATGATGAATGCTATTCCAGAAGCCAACGGAACAGATTTATGTCGAAAGGATTGGCTACAACCAGTGATAAGGATGTCCTGGGGTATGAATGGATATTCATTGATGTGGATCCGCACCGGACTACGGCGGTATCTTCCAGTGATGATCAGGTCGAAAAAGCTAAAGTTATTGGAAATAAGGTATATGCATTTATGAAAAACCTTGGATTCTATGATCCGATATGTGGGTTCAGCGGAAATGGCGTTCACTTGCTATATCGAGTAAAAATTAAAAATTCGGAAGAGAACGTAAAGTTGATTGATAACTGCTTAAAAGTATTGGACATGTTCTTTTCGACAGATGATGTACAAATTGACTTGAAAAATTTTAATCCAGCAAGAGTGTGCAAGCTCTACGGGACGCAAGCACAGAAAGGATCTGACACCAAAGAACGTCCACACCGAATGAGCCGGATAATCAGTGCACCAGATGAAGTGAGAATAAATGACATTCAGTACATAGAAAAGCTGGCCGGAATGTTGCCAAAAGAAGAAAAACCACAGAGGTATAACAGTTATCAGCCGACACATTTTGACTTGGATGAATGGTTAGATAAACATGGATTGAGATATCGGAAATCATCTTATTCTGGTGGAGTTAAATATATATTGGATGAATGCCCGTTTGATAGCAACCATAAAGGAAAGGATGCATGTATATTTCGGACAACGAGTGGAGCTATTGGATTTCATTGTTTTCACAATTCATGCGCCGATAAGACTTGGAGAGATGTAAGACTTAAGTATGAGCCGGACGCTTACGAAAAGAAGCAACAGGAATACAGCGATAGGATTTACGCTAAGCCGAAGAAGAAACCAGAATATAAGCCAATACAAGAAAAAGAGGGCGAACCGGTATTTCTGACAGCGAAAGACATTCTGAATATGCCACGACCACCGGAGAGATTCGTAAAAACTGGAATTAGGGATATTGATCAGAGAATGAGAGGACTGAAAACAGGATATACATCTGTTCTGTCTGGCTTAAGAGCTTCTGGAAAATCGAGCATAATTTCGGAAATCTGCCTGGATTGCGTTGAATCTGAGAGCAAAGTAACGGTTTACTCCGGAGAGTTATCGCCACAGAACTTCATGCGATGGATGGATTTGCAGGCAGCAGGAAAAGCTTATGCAGAGCCAACACAGTTTGAGGGTTACTACAATGTGGCTGAAGAGAACCAAGAGAAGATTGCCGAATGGTTAGCCAAAAATTTTACATTGTACAACAATAAGTATGGGAATAACTTCTTGGCTGTGAAAGAACAGTTGGAGCGGAAAATCGAAGCAGATAAGCCAAATTTACTGATACTTGATAATTTAATGGCTTTCGATATTAGAAGCCTTTCAGAGAACAAATTTGAAGCTCAGACGGCATTTACGTGGTCCTTGCATGAGATGGCTCAGGAATATGACATACACATCATATTCGTAGCGCATCCGAGAAAGGCAATGGGATTCCTAAGACTGGATGATATATCGGGAACAGCAGATATCGGGAATGCAGTGGACAATGCTTTTATTATCCATCGTGTGAATAACGATTTTGTCCGACTTACAAAGCAGATGTTCGGATGGAAAGATGATGATCCGTTATATAGTGCTGACAACGTGATTGAAATAGCAAAGGACCGTGACGGTGGACTGCAAGACTACTTTATCCCATTGTACTACGAAAAGGAAAGTAAGCGATTAAAAAACAGTTTTACTGAGAACAAAATCTACAGTTGGAACAAACAGAATGATGGATTCAAGTCTATTGATCAGATGGAAATTCCATTCGATATGTAGAGGTGGGCAACATGACAGATGAAGAATTGAAAAAGATCTATTATCCGATAGCTGAATGTTGGAAGCTGATTAGAATATATCGTGAATGCACCGGTACTGATAAAGAAGCGGATGTATTATTGGAAAAGTTGCAACAGATATTTGAAAAATCTGGCAAAACTGAATTCGCAAAGCGGATAGTTTTTGCTGCCGGTGAAGAAATTGACAGAATCATGATGGAGAACAAGAAGAATGAAAAGAAGATCTGAATTACGGCGTGCACCGGATGAAATTGACAATATGCTCGAGAGCCATTATGCGACTCTGGAAAAAGACAAGCCGTCGGAACAGGCTATTGAGGATTTTAAACGGAAACCACATTATGCGGATCCGTATGAATATTGGAGAAAGAAACAGGAGAAAAGTAAAAATGAGTAAAAGTAGTGTATTGGAATTAGCAAAGAAATTCGTAGCAGCTATCGAGAAAGAAGAACAGAAGCCGGAAATCGGAAAGACAATTGAAGTTGCCGGTATTAACTGGTTGGTGCTGGACAAACTTGAAAAAGGATATTTTGCAATTTCGGAAGATTTTTACGGAAGAGACAGAGAGTTTGATGATAATTGCAACGACTGGAAAAGCAGTGATTTGAGAAATGAGTTAAACACTGATCTCCGCAAAAAGATTGAAAGCGAATTAGGGACAGATTCACTGGTCGAGTTTGAACGCAATTTACTTTCGTTAGATGGTCAGACGGAATATGGAACTTGCAGAGATTATGTTTCACTTATTTCCGTGGATGAATACCGGAAGTATAGAAAGCTCCTGCCGAATACGGGGAAATGGTGGTGGACACTTACACCAGACAGCACGGCTTGTAATGATGATGACACATATGTTCTGGCTGTTCCTCCGTCCGGTAGCATCTGCAGCCTTAGCTGCAGCAACAGTTGCGGGGTGCGCCCGGTTTGTATCTTTTCCTCTTCGATTTTTGAACATTAAAAGTGACCAGCGTGGATTTATATAGAAAAATTAATGAAAGAGGTAATGAAGTGACACGACAGGAACAGGAGGATCAGGAACAGGAACAATATCTTGCAGAGTGGTCTAAAAAGCAGAAAGAGAAACGAGAAAAGAAGAAACGAAAGTTTCGACTTAGGAGGAATAGAAAGTGAAATATAAGGTTGGAGATAAGGTAAAAGTAAGAAGTGACTTGAAATGCGAGGAGTATTATGGCGGTGTTCCATTCACTTCTGAAATGAATAGATTTAAAGGAATGGAATTTACAATCGCAAGAGTTAATAATGGTGGATATTATAAAGTACTTGAAACACCATATAGTTTCGCAAATGAAATGCTTGAACCAGTAGAAGAAATGAGTGCGGAAGAAGCAATTAAGGTTTTAGGTGAAATTTGTTGTGGAAACGAATGCTTTGATGGATGTCCTATTAGTAAAGCAAAAGGGAAAATGCCGTGTCAAAACTTCCGAAGAGATAAAGCAGAAGAAGTCATTGAAATCCTCAAACAGTGGAAGAAAGACCGTGAGAAAAAGCCGATTGAGATGGAATTTATATGGTATCTGTTGGTAGTAGAAGAAAAAACACATATCGTGAAGTATGAAAAACCATTAAAGATTGAACGTGAAAGAACAACGGATGAACAAAAAGAAGAACTTCTTAGAGAATGGTGCTCTGAACACGATGGAAAATATTATGTAACAACTGAGCGCAGATGCGTAGTAAAGGAGTAACCGTGAATATAGTAGCAAATGAGGTGAAATGATGGATGGACTAATTGTAAAAAAGAGATGGTTAAATCTTATCCTTAGTGGGAAGAAAACTATTGAAATAAGAGGTAGTAATACCAAGAAAATAGGACAGCCGATCTATTTACTGGAAAGTGGGACAAACCTTGTAAAAGGCACATGTATTATAGACTCTACATATCCAATATCCTGTTCTGATTGGTCTGAGGAAAGAGAAAAACACTGTGTTGACATATCTTATTCAGAGTTGAAGAAAAGGTATAAAAGACCTCATGCGTGGGTACTGAGAAATGTGAAACTGACGGAAGAAGAATGGAAGTACGAACATCCAAATGGTGCGATTATATGGGTAAAAGATGTAATGCCGGCATATGAACTGCAAACTGGATATATAGACGTAATTGTTAGAAACAATATGTAATTTACAGAAAGGAGTACGGAGCTCCGGCCGGGCAAAGATATATCGGCTCCTTTCGAGAAGAATGAAAAAAGAAGAATTCATAAAACTTGCACCGAAATGCGGATATGGCAGTGAAGACCGGGCAAGAGATTATACAGAGCGAAATCCTAAAATGCATTATAGCGTGGATGATTTTATAAAACTCTACCATGAACCAATAGATTCTATGCACTGGAACGGCATACGTGCTACGAAAGGATTGTATGAAATGTACGGGATTAACGGAAGAACTACGGCTAAGAGGAATGGAGTAGCTGGAAATGACAGTACGAGACAGGATTGGGGGATGTGAGAGTGAAATTTATAGACTGGTTCGCCGGAATAGGTGGTTTCCGAAGAGGAATGGAACTTGCCGGACATGAATGCGTTGGTTTTTGCGAATTTGATAAATTTGCTACAGCGAGTTATATTTCCATGCATCTTCTGACGGACGAACAAAGAAAGAGGCTGGATGAATTACCACAGAAGAAAAGACAGAAGGAGATTTTAAACGATGAATACAGAAATGGAGAATGGTACGCAAATGACGTTAGAAGAGTGTGTGCCGATGATATTCCAAAAGCAGACTGTTGGTGTTTCGGATTCCCATGCCAAGACATCTCAGTCGCAGGAAAGCAACTTGGATTTCAAGGAAACCGTTCGAGCTTGTTTTTCAGAGTTATGTACCTTATCGGACAGCTCAAAGAAGAAGATAAACCCACTTACCTTTTCATTGAGAACGTTAAGAATTTGCTTAGTGTTAATGGAGGATGGGATTTCGCCAGATTGCTCATTGAAATGGAACAGGGGGGGTATGATGCAGAATGGCAGGTGCTCAACTCCAAAGATTTCGGAGTGCCACAAAACAGAGAAAGGTGTTTCATTATCGGACATCTTAGAGGGAGAAGTACAGCAAAAGTATTTCCTGTCGAAAGAGCAGACGGAGAAAATCGTGTTCAAATAATTGACCATAAAGATGGATATAGAAGAAACACACAGGTATTTGACCAGAACGGCATTACAGAAACGCTGGATACGGCACAGGGAGGCGGAAGAGGACATCATGTAGCATTACCGTGCTTTATAGATTTAGCGTATCAGGGAAAGCCAGTGACAACGGATGTGAGCAGAACGATTCTCGCAAGATACTATAAAGGATGCTCAAACATCCATGAAAATAGCGGCATTGCAATTCCGATCCTTACGCCTGATCGAGCAGAAAAAAGACAGAATGGACGGAGATTCAAAGAAGATGGTGAGCCGATGTTTACACTTACTGGACAGGATAGACATGGAGTAGGAATAGATCCGCTCGGAGTGCTACGGAATGTTCGTAGTGATTACGGAAAAGAAATCTGCAAAGATTATGAAACTGGAAACATCAAAATCTCCAGACATGAATTCCTTGAAAGTGAAGTCAGAGATGATGGAGTAGTGAACACATTATCAACAGTGCAAAAAGATAACCAACTTGCAGTTAAGGTAGCCGAAGCAACAAAACAGGGTTATTCAGAGTGCAGAGTAGGTGTAGATAACGTAAATTTATCTGTTCCGGGGAGCAAAACCAGAAGAGGAAGAGTAGGACATGACCTTGCGAATACGCTTGATACCAGTTGCAATCAAGGAATTTTTGTACAGGTATCCGAAGAATTGACTGTATATGCTGTCTGGTATGAAAAATATCAGTGCTACATAGCGATTCGAAGACTAACACCAAAAGAATGCTTTCGGCTACAAGGTTGGACGGACGATTATTTTGAAAAAGCACAGTTCGTAAATTCGGATAGCCAGTTATACAAGCAAGCCGGAAATGGAGTCACTGTAAATGTGATTGAAGCGATTGCAGAAAAATTAAGATTTGCGTAGAAAGGTAAAAAATATGGCTAAAAGACCAGATGTAGTAGTAAATAAAATTGAATTCGATTCAAGCGAGGTAGACATGGCACTCCGTAAACAAATTTCAGAAAAACCGATATTTCTACATAACAGGAGCGATACTTGTTCGCTGTGGGAATGCCCGCAGTGCAAAAGAAGATTTACAACAACACATAAACCGGGAGTACTTGATGGGACAGATATATATTATTGCCCTAAATGTGGAAAAGCATTTGATTGGAGAGATTAATTATGCACATTGAATTGAAAAAGATAGATAAAGACACATTGAAAGTCGGGGATGTGGTAGGAGTTGCAAGAAAGGTGAGCTGCGGATGGAAATCATCATTCCGACACCAGTTAATTACTTCGGCAAAAATTACAAGAATTACTCCGAAACGGACAAAGATTGAGACAGATCAATTCGGAGAACATGATAAGAATGAGATTTTTTATGAGTATGATGAAAATGCGGAAAAAGAAAATGAATTAGCTATCATGTTTAAACAATTTAAAGATAGAAGACGTGCGTTTGAGGACTTTGATAGGAAATACGGTCTTGGTTCGATTAAAGATGAAGATATCATAAACATGGCATATCACATGAAAGCAATTACAGAGATTTTGAAGAAATACAAGGAGTAGCAATGTTTGAAGAATTATATAAATTCATATTCAGATTGCATTACGGGATAAAGTTCATGCCGGAAAAGGATTTTGACGAGCTTTTATCTCGGTGTGACTGGGAGCAAAAGATGTATGCATTGTGCTTTAGATATTTGTAAACGTGGAGAAAAATCATGAAAGCACCTTGACAATTGAATATTGATGGTTGGAATGGTATAATTTCCGTATAAAATATACGGGAGGAAATGCCAATGAGTGAAAAGAAATTGGAGTATAAAATCAGTGAAAAATATTCATCAGAGCTACTTGAAATAAGCACCAAACTTGAACAAATTAGAAGTGGTCGTGTTATCGGAATAAACGGAGCTCAAATGGATGGAAGCTTAGCACATAACGTAGATCAACTTGAAAACATGATTACTGATTTGCTAAACAAAATCCAAGAAGGAAAACCAAGTAATGAGGAGATTCTTGGAGTGGAAATAAGTTCAAAAATAAAATAAATATTCTTTTACCAACCATCAGTATTCGGTGGTTGGTATTTTTTTACTCATTTTTAGGGAGAAGAGGGATAAATTGAAGAAAATAATATGTTTGATTCTGCTGTGCATCTGCTTAACTGGGTGCGCTGATAGTAATTCGACAGAAACCAGGGACGAAATTAGATACTCTTATGAAAATGCAGATGCGGTTATTGCTTACATAGATATGAGAAAGTGGTTCGCATATGTTCCAAGATGGCAGTGGGAAATAAAGGTCGAATATGACGGACTGACTTATGAGGAAGACGATTATGCAAGCGGAATGATGAATGGGCCAAGTTTCGCTGACAGTCAAAAAGGAGATTCTGTGACTGTAGAAGTAACAGAAAAATATGTTAACGGAAAACTGGTAGACCGATATATATCTGGAATTGAATAGGGAGAAAGGAAGAAAATATGGGGTGACAATAAACAGTAAAAATCACAGTATTGACTTGAGTTATTCTGGATTCTATCGTCTTCGAAAAAAAGTAGCGGAGTTAACTAAGCCGGACATCTATGAGCATTATAAAATGCTTAACGATGGGAGCTATGCATTAATAAAAATTAAAGGAAATGAATATTTTTTCGCATGGTATGACAGAAAAATTGAAGAACTGGATAAAAAGTACGATGGAAAATATTCTGAGGTTCTCGATTTCTTATATACAAGTGATTGTGACGGAGAAGCAGATGCAGATCATTGCAAATCCGTATATGAAATCATAAAAGATTACGATGATGATATTTGCTACGGGTATTGTGGACGCTCGGACTGCGCAATGTTCAAAGATTTTAAACAGTTGATAAAAGATGGTGCGGATACAGAAATGGGAATTGAATGGTATTAAGAAAGGAACGAATTATGAAATTAACAGGAATAGCAAGAGAAGATTTAGAAGCGAAAGGTTTGGTGTTACCAAATAAACTTGAACTTGAATACAGAGGAACGGAAATCCCAGACATTTATGCAGAAAGAATCGGCAGAAAGAATGTTGAAACCGGAAAATTCGAATCATTCTTCAAGGTTGATGATGAGAAAGACAATACAGTGGAATTTGATAGATTCCGGGAGAACGTAACATTACTGGAAAAAGAGCATATCGTCTTTAGTCGAGAAACGCGAGAAGAGAAGAATGTGATTGACTATTATGTTCCGTATGATATCCAGGAGAGCAGTAAGAATAGACCGACAGTGACTGATGAATTTCCGGAGAGTGGCTATCTGGCAGAAGGTTATTATGAGTGTGAATACGAGTTACTTCTGACTTGCGGAGAGGCAACCAGAAGACTTGTAATTCCACAGAGAACAGTCAATGTTCCGATGATTTCATTGCTGTCGAACATCGAAGATGAAATCAGAGATATTTTGGATGGTTTCCCAGATGAGGAGAACAATTTTGCTGATGTGCTGGAATTAGTAGACGAGCATTATGAAATTAAGATGTTTGATGAATACGGTATTCCGGGAAACATCGAGATTAACCATGCAGATGATTTCGTGAACATGATTGTTTCAGCTAGACAGATTAAGTGTGAATTCAAGTTCGGAGAATAGTAATGGGATGCAGATATGAATGCAAAAAGTACGGAACAAAGAGATTCAAATGTTGCATAGAATGCGAGCATTACAAATACTGCAATAATCGCAATAGTGTGTGCGATAGAATACATTTTCATGAATACATGGAAGAATGCCCGGATTATGCAAAGGAGGAGGAAGAACATGAGAATCATTAGTCAGAGCGGATTACTGGATGTGCCTTATGAATTGATTGCAATTTCCCCGTATTCAGGGAATATGGCAACAATCATTGGAACTTTTCCAGGAAATGACCTCGGCAAAGGAGATAGAGTTTATATTTTAGCTGAATATTCCACCGAGGAAAAAGCTATTAAGGCTATGGAAATGTGTAGAGAACAGTATGCATGGTGCAAAATAAGAGATCACGGGATGAACTCACTCACTATGGCTATGAGTTTTCGGAGAACAGATGAAATAGAACAACTTTTAAAAACGTTTGCGGAGGAAAATATTTTTCAATTTCCGGCAGATGAAGAGGTGGAAGTATGAGCAGAAACAGATCATTAGAAGAAATACAAGAAGACATTAGAACGCTGACAAGAGTACCATCGGAATTCATTCATGCAAAACTGGATGAGCTGGCAGAAGAGATTGGAGAGTTAGCGAAACCAAAGTGGATTCCAGTAAGTGAGTTTGTTCATTTATATCAGCAAACCACATAAACTTATTGACTGTTGGGAAAGTAGTGGGTGCGAATCAGACAAAAGCTTAAAATTCTTTAAGTTGGATTTCCCAATGGTCAAATGGGAAGATGATAAACCTTGGCTTATTGAGGATCTGAAAAAGTTGGAGGTAGTTGACAGCTATGAGTAAAATTCCAAAAGAAATAGTAGACAAGATTGAGCAGAGAAATAAGCTTAGCGAAGAAATAGAAGCATGGTGCAAAGAAAATCTTGATATGGATGGAATGTGTTCGGACTGTGCGGATATTACAGACCATCACACTGGTGATGAGCAACCAACAGACAGTGGTAGAGAGTGGTGCAAACAATGGACTGGATATTGCGAAGATGATTATCATGGTCATTATTACTGGGAAACGGAGTATCCAGGGAAATATCTACACATGGAATTTTGGCTTTAAAGATGGAGGTAGTATAGGAACATGAATAGAGAAATACTTTTTAGAGGGAAACATATTCATGCAATGGATAGTAACGAGCATCTTAATGGAACATGGGTGCATGGCTATCTTAGTGATAAGGATTATATCTACGATAAAAGCCTCGAGGGAGAATTTCTGGTTGATGAAGATACCATTTGCTAGTACACAGGACTAACCGACAAGAACGGAAAGAAAATCTTTGAGGGAGATATTGTAAGATATGGCGAGATTTGCGGAGAAGTAAAGTTCGGATTGTATGAAAGCAATTGGCAGATTGGTAAGTATAATCAAGGATTCTTTGTTACATTTCCGAAAGAATATTTGCTCAGAAAAGAGCTTGGTTATTGGGAAAATAAAGTTGTAGTCATTGGCAATATTTACGACAGTCCAAAACTGTTAGAAGATAAGGAGAATAAACATGGCGAAGATATTTAAGGTAAGTGGGTATTTTGTGGATGCAAATGGCGTGGTTGATAAAGAAAAATTTGAGGGTAAATTGGAATCGCTTGAAGATTTATTTTCGCATCATCTTCATGTGGAAGAAGCTGACATTGGAGAATGGGACGATGAAAGCCCTTTGAATTACGACAACTGCGACCTTGCAGATTGTGAGAAATACTTCAAGAGAAAAGTTCCGGTAGATAACGATAGAAAAGTAGAAATCGGGAAGACTTACAGGCATTTCAAGGGACATACTGTTAAGGTAATTGCAATCAGCCAGGACACCGAAGCACCTGGACAATTCTGTGTAGTATACGAATGCGAGGATGGAGCTATTTGGAGCCGACCTTATGGAATGTTTGTGAGCGAGGTTGACCATGAAAAATATCCAAACGTAAAGCAGAAATACAGATTTGAATTAGTGGAGGACTAAACGATGAAGAAATACATATACCCTGTGATTGCGGTTGTTTGTGGGGCTTTGAATGCGAATATGATATGCTTACCATCTCATAATATGGCAACTGATGTTATCGGCATATTTTCATTAATGGGTGCAACTATTTTCATGACATTATGCGGATGTGCGATAGATGAAGAAGCTTATGACAAAGCTATGCATGAGTACATTTATAAGACTACCAGAGAAATTTCAATTCTTAGAGCGAAAAATAAAATACTGGAAGAATGCTTAAGGGAAGCAATCAACAAGACATTGAACTAGAAAGGACGGTGCAACATGAAAACAATTGTATTAACAGATCGGGAAGCCAGCCAGATAAACACATATTTAGAACTGACTTCTGGCCGGATCTCCGAAGAATTAAAGTTATGGGAAAGCATGGAAGGCAAGACACCGAACGATAAAAAGAATATTTCTTTCTGGAAAGATACGGCACAAGCAGTCGAAAAGCTAAGAAATCAGTTAAAATAATATAAAAAGAGAAAGGGAAAAGCCATATGAAAAGGGACGACTTCAAAAAAATAATTAAATTGCGGAGCATCTGGAAAATTGACCGTAGAAAGGGCAACTATACACTTCCGAATGGCGAAAAATTAACCATCTACGTGAAAAAACTGGTTGAATCGCAAATGAAAATTGATAACCTGTTAATAGCTTCCAACGGGGATTTATATTTCGGAACTGGCGGAGAATGGGACTCTGAAAGAAAAGAATTTGATGATTCCACCATTTGCCCGCCGTTTTCAGAAAATGAAATTTGCACATTTGACGAAATGGAAAGCCGGATTAACAGAATTGTAAATGAAATAGTATGTTGATATCAAACAAGCCCACACCGCTAAAGGTCGTGGGCTATTAGTGTTTATTCAAGTTCTGCTTTTATCTGGTCCGCACGGGTTTTTATGGCTTCCCGTACCGAATCCGACAGATTTTGAAATTGTGGCATAATCCCGAACATTGACGACATGGCAAGCAAAGCAAAAGCATTTGCGTCTACTTCCAATGGTTGCAAGTTGTATTCTTCTACGGTCATTTTGTCGCTTGTCTGGTACTCTTCCAGGTTTGCACCGTTTGCGATCTGGTAAGCGTGCCGGAGTTCGTGCGCCAGGGCAAGAAAAAGATCCGGCGAAATATTAACATCGTTTTTGATCAGAATTGCACCCGGAATCAATGCTACTATTTGCGTATCGGTGCGCATCTGGTCAGATGATACGAATTCAATTTTGGGCGCATCTATATGTAGTATGTCACAGACATCTTTTGCAAACTGCTTGCATAATGGTTTCTTTTTCATGTGCTTTACCTCCGTGAATATGATACCATGCCGGGAATATCCACGCAACCTATTTACAGGCACGCACAAGCGTGTTATCATGGAGTCAATTATAGCCGTTTTAAAGCATTTTAATCGTTAGTCTATAAGTTGCCAAGATAATAGATTATAACGTCTCAAATCGCACCACAGACGTTTACAGGCATATAGCAGCAAGGCACAACCATATATCAATTATCAGAAAAAGGACGTCAGAATTGAATGAAATTCCGGCGTCCAGATTTTTGTCCTATTTTATTTTTGGGGTGTGATCTTTTTTTGGCGAATTTTTCGGAGCTGAAAATTTCCTCTAAAAACGCGAACTTTTAAGATTCTGTAGAAATTTCGTATTCTTTCAATTTCTCTTGATACAATTCAGTAAGCTGTTTCAACTGGTCCTTTGTATCGAGATAACTGTCATCGTTGATATATTTCCGGGCACGTCCAAGATAAATACCGGCTTTTAGGATATCTTCTTTTCCGTTTTTATACTCATGCCTCCAAAGATACTTAAATGCATTTCCAAGACAGAATGAAATGAACCCATCTGTTCCAAGAACTAACTTCATGGCGTCCCAGCATTCAAGGCTACAGTTTTTGTAATGTTCTGGTCTGATATCGCTCACTTTACACATCTCCTTCCGCTCTATTATTTGCTCTTTCCACATCGAATCCATCTGGATACCTGGATGAAAGCTTTTCCATATTTGCAAACATAATATCTGACATATCAATCCCAAGCATCATACTAATCCAGTAAATATAGTAGATTATATCACCAAGTTCCAGTTGAGCATGAATCAAGTCCAAATCGGATCCTTGATAAAAATACTTTTTTACTAAATCTATTAATTCACCGCACTCACCAGCTAATCCCATACATGCATTTTTCAACGCTTCTTCGTTGTTTAAGTCTTTCCTACGTGTCTTCTCAACTATTGTTGGATATATCGCCATAACTCCTGATGCATCTACCACTTCGCCATATCTTGTCCTTTCAACAACACGATTAATAGTAGCTTCCGTTGTCCTGTTATCAAACATTTTTCTAATATCTTTTGATATCCAACCGTTTTTCTTTAAGTATCTTATTAACTGCACTTCTTTTTTGGTAAATGCTGCTCTCGCATTATCTGGTCCCTTACGGACTACTTTTCTCCCTGCGTTAATTGTGTAATTTATATTTTCTTTTGAAGTCATAAGCTCCAAATTTTCTATTCTATTATTTGTTCTGTCGAAGTCCTTATGGTTAATCTGGAGATCTTCATCAAATTTCCCATTATGCATATAATATACAACTCTATGTTCCATAAAATGATAAGTAATCCCATCATACTGCTTCCTCAGTAAATAATATCCATTTCTGCATTGACGACTTAATATATTTCCGCTTGCTCTATAGATGTGTCCATCTTTCTCCGATTGGTACGCACCATCCGCAATTAACCGATCGCAAAATTCTGTAAAACTCATTCTATTCTTTTTATTTGCATTCATCGTTCTCATCCTCTTTTCTTTTCGCTAAATGTGGGAATGCTTCTGTGATTTCTTGAATGCTATCGGCGTAATAATCGCCGACTATTTTCCCGAAAATATAAATATTTCCAGTGTAAAAGCATCCAAGATCATTATAATAAATATCTAATCTTGTAGCCTGTTCCTTCTTGTCTTCATACCACATATCAATATTAATCATCTTTAAAACCCCTTTCTTTAATTTTTACAAAACCGCTCCGGGGCAATGCTCCCCGGTACGCTGACAGCGGTGATTTTAATTTGCTTCTTGAATTAGAATTGTTATAGCTTCGTCAATAGTGTGTTCCATGTACCATTTCAATGGTTTTTTGCAAGCTCTTGCGACTGCGAAATCTTCGCCCATTTCATATAATTTTTCGCGAACTTCTAAAAAATTTTTTTCGCAAATATTAAATTTTTCACGGTTCGTCATTGCCATATCTTTTCCCATTTTTTTCTTATCCTTTCTTGATGTTAGTTCTCCCAAGATCGTTTTTTTATATCCTTTTCAAATATAGTATCTTTCTTTTCTTCCTGTAATTGTTCAAAATGCTCTATAGCTTTCCGCCGTTCCTTGCCCGGATATTTAATGGTATTTATCAACTCTTCGTAACCATCAACTAAATTCACGGAATAGAAGAGAATATAATAATAAACTTTGTCCTGGTATTTCTTTTCACGATACAGCTTTATTTTTTGCTTGGTCGGTGAAGTTTTAATAAAGTTATACCGTTCAGTTAATTCATTTCCATATGCTTTTAACTGTAAAATAGTTCTTTCTAACTGCTCAATGTCTTTTTGCGCCCGTTCAAAATAATGCAAAATATCTTTTTCAGTGTGTAGCTTCTCCGGGTGCTGCTCGTAAATCCTTATTGTTTTCTCGCTCATTTCCTTGGTATAACTTCCGTAGCGTGTAAACAATTCTTTTAAGAGATTTTCAGACTTTTCAAGTGTGCAAGTGTCCATATCAGGACACCCGCAACACAGTATTTTTTTTACACAAATTTCTTTCATGCTGTCTTTTCTCCTTTCAAGATTTCGGTTGGGTCAACTCGGAAAATAAAAGCGTGTCTAAACTTGCTGTAATATCCGCCGCGATCCTTCATTGCTTTATTTTCTGCAAGATATTGCTCTCTTGTGAGTGTCTCGTTGATTCTTACAAGCCAGAGTTCCGAACCGTCTCTTGTATCTTCTCCATGCGTGATCTTGTAGCTGATACCGTCCGTCTTTGTCTCGATCGGCTCCGGCTGTTGCTGTTTGTTCTTCTTGCTGGATGCCTTAACGCTGGCTTTCTTGTTCTTGATTCTTGCCGTTTTCGGTACAATCTTAACTTCTGCGCCATTATCTTGGCAACATCCGAAGTAATAAAAATCAACGTCGAAATAGTCAATCATGCCGTCGCAATCTTCATAATTATAAGATTTCACGAAGGCGTCAACATCTTCAATGACCGATTTTGTTACGTCGTTCAAAATGTGTGCGTATTTGCTGTTAGACTCTTCAATAGTTTTTTCTTTTTCTTCTGCTGATGCGTTCAAAAAGTTTATTCTGTTTTCGGTGTTGTAATCCCACATAAATAACCGCTTTGAAATCTCTTGAAAATCGTCGTTGTTAAGTTCTTCGAATGTCTTGTAAATCTCTATTGGGCTTTCTTTTAATGTGACGTGCAATTCTTGACACATTGAAGCATAAGATGTGCGGACGCTGAATTTGTAAGTTGGATATTTTTCTTTCACGTATGCGCGGACGATCTGAGCAACTTCTTTCAATGATCGGTCCCAATCGTGGTTACTTCCTTCCCATCCAAACATTGTATAGAACTGGCTCCGTGTGCTGTCGGCTGTCTCTTTGATTTCTTCGCCTGTCTCGGCTTCTTTTTTGTTCTTCCAGATCTGAAAGAGTGCGTCATATTGCACGTTAATTTCTTTCATAACCTCAAGATCTCCGCCGTTATCCGGGTGATTTTCTTTTAATAATTTTTTATACTGATTTTTAAGATCGTCATAAGATTTTACAGATTTGAAATATTTTGTCATTTTCTTTTACCTTTGTTCCTGTTATAATGGAACTGCCTTTCTTAATATTGTTTTTTGATTGGTGCCGTTGGTTGCTTTGGTAGAGTGTCAACGGCTTTATTTATATGTTTCTGTTTCTCCGTCCCATGTGATAGAGCATGGACGATCTGGTTTCGCTGAGTGAATCATATATGATCTTGTCGCCCAACTTGTCAACTCTGCTGTAATTAATACAGCGATAATAATTTTCTTCATATCGTTTTACCTCCTGATCTACGAACTAGAATTTTTCAATTAATCGGATCGCTTGCCGTATGTCCTCATTGGATTGAGTGGTTCTGGGTGTCCGGTTGTTTGTTTCTTTTGTTCGTTTGCTATGGTTATATTATATGCGATATAAGGCACAAAAAACAATTGGCATAATAACCAAACCGTAAGGCACAAAAACAGTGTATATTGTTCAAAATACATAAGGCACAAAAAGTAAGAAAACACTATATAAATAGTAAGGCAAATAAACATTTGACGTATAAGGCACAATGGTATATTATATACATATAAAAAGAACGGAGGAAAAGCAATGGAAACGAAAGAAAGAAAGACAACAGAAGCGCAAAGAAAAGCTATATATAAATACGATGATAAATTTGAACGCGTAAATTGTAGATTCCAGGTAGGCACAAAGGAAAGAATAACGGCACTTGGATATAAGAGCATAAACGACTTTATAAAGTTAGCTGTTGCCGAGAAGCTGGAACATGACGAAAAAATTTTAAAATAAGGCACAAAAACATATTGACATATAAGGCACAAACAATTATAATAATACTTGTAAGGAACAAACTTACAAGTTGCCAGTGGCAAGCTGGAGAAAGGAGAAAAATGAGTAAAGACATGACAATGACAGAAATTGCAAGGCTGATCGAAGGTCTTAGATCAGCCGGATGGGAAGAAAAGAAAATCAATGATTTCTTACTTTACATCGAAAGCGGAACAGAAGAGTATAAGCCAAAAGAAGACAAATAAAAAGAGCCGTATAACAACAGCTCAGACACACAAGAGAGGGCGGAACTTGCCACCGCTCTCGAGTAAAATTATTATAGCAGATTTATAAAAGGCAGTCAATAACGGCAGTCTTTTTCTGTGCCTATAAATATATTTTGGTTATTGAAAAACATAACATATTGACGAAATAGTAAGATTCGATTTTACATTCTTTGAACTTCCATTTGACAAAATTGTCAAACCTATACCAGATGTAAATACAGATAGATACAGAAGAAGAACTCTAATAGATATGTATATTATAACAGTAAAGTATATTATAAGCCTATATAGTAGTGGTATATATTTAATAATTATAGTTATATATAATATATACAAGGGCAGAATATATTTTTAAATTTATTATTGACATATTGGTGTAAAGAGGTTAATATATTAACCAGATAAAACGAATAGGCAGTATATAGCCAGATTATAATATATACAACTCTTGGTAGTCTTAGTAGACCGTGACCCGTTGCAAAACGTAACTTGCAATTGGTGGCGGTCTTTTTTTATTTATATTTTAGTGTTGGAGGTGATCAGAATGAAAGATAATACAGTAACTACAGTAGATGGAATAGAAGTATATACAAGTCAAATAGCAGAGATAGCAGATAGATATATAGCTGATCTGGAAGATATAGACAGTATATATACCTATGAAGTATTTACAGATTTATTGTTATATATATCTGACAATATGACACCTCTTAATAACTACAATGATATCAGGGTATTAGATAATCTATTTAATGTATACAAGAGATTATGCAGTAAGTATAGAGTATTACCAACATTGTATGACTTTAGCATGATGATTAATATAGATCCTAGTACTATAACTAGATGGATGAATGGAGAAACAAGGGGCGGGCTAACCTCTGAACACTGCAAGACAGCTAAAAAATGGAAGCAGTATTGCGCTGGAAGATTGGCGTCAAATTTGAGCAACAGCAAAGGAACGGATGCCAATAAGATATTCATTGCCAAAGCTGCTTACGGCATGGCAGAAACGAAAGCAGTAGAGCAAGAGCAGATTACCGGAGCTAGAAAGACGGTCGAGCAGATAGCACAGGACATCGGAGCGGACGAACTGCCAGACTTTGGAGATCAGGAAGACGATGTAGACGCATTCGATTTCTAAACAATTCGATAAATAATCAGATAACTGATTAAATTGTACAGAATGACATGATTGCATCAAAATATCAATACTGATTGATATAAAATCATACACTGAAAGAGATATATCTATTAAACAAACAGTTATTTGTTGTATAGATACATATGTTCGAGTGAATAACAGGCGATTTGATGCGTTTATATGATACCCGGGGCGGGGGTCTACGGAGAAATGGACCCGGGGTGCTTCTAACCCCCAAAAATAACGACCAAAAACAAAAAGGCCCTTTATCACCAACACCTATCAGGAGGAATTCTTAATGAGCAATATTTTTGATACACTCAGGTTTGCGAAACCAACATATTTAGTCAAAACAGACAAGGATGTATATCACATACAGGCCAGTACCTGTTCAATAGATACTGATTTGAAAATCATTTGCTTTTACGATAAAGGATCTGTACAGGCTATGTTTCGGGTGGATGATGTAAAAACTTTTTATAAAATCATCTGATGGAGGAAGAGGATATGTTAATCAAAATCACAGCAATGTTCATTGTTTTGACAATAGCATTCACAGTAATCGGGAAAGCATATTGCAAATCACTGGATGATACTCACAAATTATTGTTTGACATCGGTCATTTTACAAAAGGCGAACAAATATTTCTCTTCATCGTGGCTGCCATTTACTTTTCGACTTTTCTGTCAGTAATTGCAACAGCATTCTGGATGATTTTCAAATTCTTGTAGGATGAAATATTGGGAGAGTGTTTTATGAATGAATCAGATTACTTGTTTGTAGATGATTTGATTGAAAGAATCGCAGCAGCAATAGCAGATGGCTATGTGAAAATAATAAACAAGCCGAACAACTGGCGAAAGCTTCACGGGTTGCCAATGAGGAGAAGAAAATGGTTAAGACAGTAAATATTCTTGGAACTGAATACAGGATTGAAGTCCATAAACGAGCCGAAGACGAATTTATGAAAAATAAATCCGCTGACGGGTACTGCTCAGAAGATGGAAGATTCATCGTAATTGCAGACACGTTCGACAAAGATCAATTCCCAGATATGAATGCAGATGAAGCAGCAGAATACAAGAAGCGTTTGCTGAGACATGAAATTGTTCATGCTTTCTTGAATGAATCTGGTTTGCAGCATTGTTCCAGTGTTCCGATGGGTGCATGGGCGAGACATGAAGAAATGGTCGACTGGATAGCAATTCAGTTTCCAAAAATCATGAAAGCTTTTCAGGAAGTTGGTGCGCTATGATTAAGCTATTGAACAGATTGCTTTGCAATCATGAGAAAGTCTTTCTGGCCGGAACAATCCTTGTAAAACAGGATGATGGCTCTTGGAAGACAGAACATAAATGGAAATGCAGAAAATGCGGAAAGGAGATTAAGAAATGAGAAAAGTATTAGCTTGGTTGATTTTGTTAGCCGGAATTATCGTCGGTTTATATGTTGGTGGATACCTGATGTTTATAAAGGCGATTTTGATTGCTTGCCATGCATTTGATATCGGATCGTTAACAGCGGTTTTAGTAGGTAAAACAATCATTAAATGCGTATTCGCAAGCGTAGTCGGCGGATTAATTGCATTTGCCGGATTTATTGGTTTTGGTATTGCCTATAAAGAATAATGCAAGTGTCAGTAAAGACGATAAAATCTAGTGCAGCGCACGGCACGATAAATATTGATGCTAACCGTCAGACGGCGGTTTCGGATAGTGACCGAGAGGAAAGGTTGTGGCAAAACTCAGCAACAAGGGATGGTGCTCGCTGAAATGCGAGGGACTGAGTTCGCGGGTTCGAATCCCGTCTATCCGATGTGGTGGGATTCAACTCAGTATCTTTTCGGAGATGCTGGCAGTGATAAGCTGTAGCCGAACGTGAGCACAGTAATGAGTATACGCATGAAAAATCACGGAACCTGTTTTATGGGAGATGACAGTTCAGCAAAAACGCACCTCCGGCGTTGGTGGATATGCAAGTGGATAAAGCAATCTGACTGTAAATCAGACGTCCATGTGACTTCGTGGGTTCGAATCCTACTCTGCCAATTCTCCAACAGTAGCCTTGGAGAACTTCTTCCTTGAGTAAATACATACGCTTCTTGATATATGGCGGTATATTGAGAAGCACCCAGCCGTATTGACAGAATGGTAATGTAGCCGGTTGCTAACCGGTAAGTCGGAAACGACTTGGAGGTTCGAATCCTTCATACGGCGTTGGCAGACGAGTGAAACGGATAAGTAAATCACGCATGGTTCATGCCCATGAAATAATAGGTTCGACTCCTATGTCTGCAATTTCTGAGTTTTGCTGTTCTCAGAATAAAAACTTTTGTTGTTATGTAGCACTCCTCAAGCTTATTTTTCAGTATAAAAACAGCACCATGCTATCATAGCTCAATCGGTAGAGCAGTTCAGATATTGAGGTGGTAAACAGGTGCAACCACACACCAGATTGGTTAAAAGAGATCCGGGGAATGCGCCACCCGGCAATATCATGCAACAGGTTCCCGGTTCGATTCCGGGCGGTAGCTTTAGAAAACATGATTAACTCAGTGCAGATGGATTTTTCAGTCTTGCTGAGATGCAATGGTAACGAGATAGGCTCATTCGGGATACTGGATCAGCTGATTCTTTCTAACAGAAGCGATTCTGTTGGCGAAGACGAACATCGTCAACAATGCCTTGCAGTGTATCATCATAGAGAAGTCAATAGCAGAATCCTTGTGGTCGGCGAATAATAGACGCTTGCAGTGCAAGAATAATCCATTTGGTTTGTGGTGTGAGAGACCACCAACAGCGATGGAAAATCTCAATAAGCTGATTTGCCTTGAACCTAAGAAATTAGGGTATAACACAAGAAATTCGTTAAAGTAGCGGTATGGCAAGTTCTTGAATAAGCAATTTCGATATAAGCAATGAAAAGGGTGCAAAATAGGCGAAAACATAATCTGAAAGAACCGTGAAATTTACGGGTATCAATCCCGTGTGTGCTTTGACAGCGGTAAGAAGCCAAGGGTCGCACCCGAACGCTCAGACTTATCGTCACACTGGCAGAATATGACTTTTACCGTGGTGAATAAGAGGAAACTCTAATCATGTTTTTCTTATTCTTATCATTAAAAGCCGGAAATTTGCAACGTCTTCCGGTAAATGAAGTGTTTTAGTTGCGGTATCACTTCAAAAAAGTATGTAGCAATAAAATATTGTAGTATAGCACTCGATATTATTAAATATTGTTTTTTTGACAAAAGAACCGTAACAGAGATGACTGTATGGGAACACCAATACTCACCATATATTGCAGTCATCTGCTAACGGAACTTAGCTCAGTGGTAGAGCAACTGGCTTATATCCAGCGTGTCGGAGGTTCGATACCTCCCGTTCCGATTTAATGACGTATAGCTCAATGGCAGAGCATCCGGCCGTTAACCGGAGGGTTGCCGGTTCAAGTCCGGCTATGTCAGTTTTTTTAATTGAAAGGAGAAATGAGCGATAACATTTAAAGAAGCATTTGAAGCAATGAAACATGGAGCAAAAGTGAAACTTCCTGGTTGGAACGGTTACTGGTGTTGGGATGATGATAAAAAGACGATTATGATTCATTGCAGACCAAAGGATTCCGACAAAGGACAGGGAGATGTTCTTGATATCCGTGAAACGCAGAGAGTGGAATATACTTTCATGCACACACAGAGAGACGATTGGATGATTGCTGATGAAGAGAATTGCGGTGTTCTCGGTGGTCAGTCAACATTTGGCTTTGATGATGCTATTCGTTATCTGAAAAGAGGCCTTAAAGTAGCTCGTAAAGGTTGGAATGGTAAGAAGCAGTACATTCAGCTTGCTACTGGTATTTCTTACAAGACAGCGGATGGAAAAATTGTAAACTGCGAACATGATGCTATCGGAAACATGGCTATTGCATTTGTCGGAACATCAGGAGTACAGATAGGATGGCTCGCAAGTCAGGCAGATATGCTTGCGGAAGACTGGGTATTTGCGGAATGATACAAAAAGCAATTGCACATATTGAAACAACGGGGCAGGAAGTTATTGGAATTTTAAGGTTTGAAACAATTACTACGGATGCAGGATGGAAACTTGATGGTAAAAGGAAACTGTACTGGCAAACACCAAAAGCACTGTATCTGCCAATATTTGAGACATATCAACTGATAGAGCCTTTCAGCGAAACATCAAAGGTTGTTGTGAATAATAAATTTGAATTTATAGCATATGCCGGAAATGGGTGCTTGATTGGAGTAGAGCCAATAAGCAAACGCCCTGGCGAACAGGAGGATTAATCATGAAGAAAGCAATGTTAAGCCAGCCAATGGCTGGAAAGACTGATGAAGAAATCGTAGCAACAAGAGAGAAAGCAATCAAGGTTCTTGAGGAAAAAGGATATGAGATTGTAAATACTCTCTTTACAGATGAATGGTACAGCAATGAATCTATGAAAGAACGTGGAGTAGTTCAGATTCCATTATGCTTTCTTGCTAAGTCACTGGAAAACATGAGTTTATGCCATGCAGCATATTTCTGTAAAGGCTGGGAGAATGCAAGAGGATGTAAAATTGAACATGATGCTGCGGTTGCTTATGGGTTGGATATTATTTATGAGGAATAAATACCATGATTGTTAATGGTTGGTATTACTGCCCGACCGGTCACAAGACTGGACAGCGGATAGGGAAAAATTCCAATATTGAAAATACGCCGATATGGTGTAAGCACTGCAAAAAAGCGTATTATCCAGTGATTAAGGATGGGAAGATAAAACGATGATTACTTGTAAAACTTTTAGTCTGCACCTAGAAGAGTATTGCGAGGGATGCGGAGATTTTGAAGCCGACGTTGAAAAGTTAGATGTTAGCACATTTGGAGAAAAATCGCATCTTACAGATATTCGTTGTAAAAATGCGGACAGATGTAGAAAAATGTATGAACACATTGTTCGGCAATCAAAGATGGAAAGGTAAGGGAATCACGAAATGACAATAGGTGGTTGGTTTTTGTTCGGGATAATTGCAATTTGTATTTTAATGATTGCGCTATTTATTGCATGGTATTGGTTTGATGAAAGTGGCGGACCCGTTCCGTGGATAACTTCAATCGGAATCGCTGTTGTATTATGCATTGGTTTATTTGTAGGTATGAATGCATATTACAACAATACTGAAAGCGGGAAGAGAGCATTAAAGTCTCAAGAATCAAATTTTAATTCAGGAATTGAGAGAACTGTGACGATTTATGATGTTAACGGGAAAGTCATAAAGCAATATGAAGGTAAATTTGATGTTGAGTATGACGATGATCGGATCTTATTTGATGATGAAAATGGTAAACGCCATGTGGTGTACTACACGACTGGAACGGTTGCTATTGATGAAAAATAATTAGTGCCAGAGCCTAAGAGCCAGAGCTGATATTTGTGAGAAATCGCAGATATTGGCTCTTTTTTGATTTACAAGGAGGTGAGCAGATGAATTTTACGGAATACAAGCGAATAGCCAATGCATTGAAGATGCAACCATCAAATAAATACAGCACATGGGATAATATCATGCAGTTATGCTTGAATATGTATGAAGACAATCAAGACTATCTCAAATATTGCTTGAAGCTTTCAAAAGCTGTGAAATTATCTGCTCAGAGACTACTTCTGCAGAACCGGGATGTTCGGTTCGAGGACCTCTACTGGCAAGCGGTGAAATTCGAAGCACCACATTTATTTGACAGCTATCTGCTCTATCTTGAGCGAAAGCGATTAGAACAGGATCGTTTTTATTCTCCAAAAAGAAAGCAACTGAATAAGCATGGATTGATTCAATCCCTACAGGACATGGAAGATGATAAATTGGATATTCTTTCAATTTCCATGCCACCTGGTACACAGAAGACCACTCTTGAAAAGTTTTTCTGTTCATGGATAATTGGAAGACACCCGGATGATTTCAGTTTGTTTTTCTCACACAGTGGAGATATTACCAGAATGTTCTATGACGGGGTAATGGATATCACAACGAACTCAGATGAATATTGCTGGCAAGAGATTTTCCCAGACGTGAAATTTCATAGCACAAATGCCAAGAGAGAAACCATCAACTTCAACAAATACAAACCGTTCTCAAATATCCAGTGTACATCTGTTGGAAGTAAGAATGCCGGTAAAGTCCGCGCCAATAGATACCTGTATTGTGATGATTTGATTGGTGGTATCGAAGAAGCACTGAATAAAAATATTCTGGACAAGTTATGGAGAATCTACGGTACCGATGCTAAACAGCGAAAAATGGACGGCTGTAAAGAAATCCATATTGCTACCAGATGGTCCGTGCATGATGTGATTGGACGATTGATTGATATCTACGAGGGAAATGATAAGGCTCGATTTATTGCTATTCCAGACATAGATCCTGTTACCGGAGAATCGAATTTCGACTATAAATACAACGGATTCAGTGTTGATTTCTTCCACGATCAGGAACTTACAATGGATGAAATCTCTTATAAGTGCCTGTACAAGAATGAACCTATCGAACGTGAAGGACTTCTGTATACGGATGAAGAGCTTAGAAGATTCATTACGCTGCCACTTGGAGAACCGGATGCAATTCTTGGAATATGCGATACGAAGAATACCGGTACAGACTCCATGTTCTTACCGTGCCTGTTGAAGTATGGCAATGACTATTATCTTACGGCTTGTGTCTGTGATGATAATACAGATTACGGCGTTCAATACGAACGGACCTCAGATTTAATAGTAGACAACAAGATGCAACAGTGCCAATTCGAAAGCAATAACGGTGGTGATCGTGTTGCGTTGGAAGTAAGTAAACTTGTAGAAGCAAAAGGTGGTGTGTGCAATATCACATCGAAATATACGGAATCGAACAAGGAAACGAAGATCATAGTAAATGCTGATTGGGTTAAGAAACACGTCCTGTTTAAGGCAAGAACAGAGTATCAGCCAAAGAGTGATTACGGAAAGATGATGGGATTCTTGCTGAGTTATTCAGTTCGTGGAAAGAACCCACATGATGATGTACCGGATGGATTGGCCAGCTTTGCATTATTTGTACAGAATCTAATCGGCGCAACAGTAACAACATATAGCAGAGCAGCACTTGGAATTTAAGGAGGATGATTGAGATGAAGCTTACAAGAAAAGATATTGCAAACTATAAATTATTAAAGATCCTCCTTGAAAGGGACCAGAGAAAACTTGACCGGTATATTGCAAAACAGCCATCTACATATTCCGGCAAGGTATACGGATCCAATCCAAATTTTCCATATGAGCCACGTGGATTCACGGTCGGTGGTTGTACAGATGCTGAGATTCGTCAACGACAAGAATGGGACCAGAAATGCCGTGAGATGGAAGTTAAGATTCAAGATGATATTCGTAGACTGAATGAATTGGAAGCAGCGATTGATACAGTGATTGCGAATGCGAAAGATATTGAAGACAAGATGATTTTGGAATACACGAAAGACGGAATGTCTCAGCAACAGATAGCCATGAAAGTTGGATTAGATAGATCAGTTGTGTCAAAAAGGATAAAAAAATACGTTTCTGCCTAAATTTGCACAAAATGCACATTTTACAGTAGTAAAATTATAATCGAAGAAATTGTAATTCGTTCATTATTAAGAGAAAAAGAGCTTTGCGCGGTACCGTCACGTGAGGTTCTTTTTTTATGCAGAGGTGGAACTAAGTGGAGTTATTTGGAAGAAAACAGATTTTTACAGACGAACTGAATATAGATGCGACAAATATACTTCCTGTACTTAGTGAAGCTTATACAATCCATGAAATGAACAGGAGCGAAATTCAGTATCTTTTTGAATACGCAAGAGGCAAACAGCCAATTCTGAAAAGAGAAAAGGAAGTCCGGCCAGAAATCAATGAGCGAATCGTTGATAACATGGCATCTGAAATTCTTGAATTCAAATTGGGATATGAATTCGGCTCGCCAATTACATATGTACAACGTGCAAGAAAAGATATGAAGAGTGCCGGATTTTTCAAAAGAGCTATCCAGAAGATATTCGGCAGTAAAGAATCACAGATTGAAGATATGAGGATTGCTGCAATCAATGAAATGCTGACAGAAGAGAGCAAATCATCAAAGGATCTGCAATTGGCAAAAGATGTAAAGACTTGCGGTGTCGGATACAGGTTGATATTGCCGAAACGTTTCAAAACTGGAAGTTCGGTATTCGATTTATTGGTTCTGAATCCTATGAATACATTCGTTGTATATAGCAATGATGCCTATAGGGAGCCGGTTCTTGGAGTAACCTATTTCCCGAGAAGTGATGGCTCTATTCTTTTTGGATGCTATGCGAAAAATCAGTATTTTGAAATTGAAAGAGGTGTCTCCTCCAGTTCTTATTATCAGGACTTTAAAGTATTGCCGAATGTTTTAGGGCAAGTCCCGATTATAGAATATATCAATGATTTTGACCGTATGGGGTGCTTTGAAAAGGCAATCCCATTGATGGATGCATTGAATACTACAGATTCGGATAGAGTAAATGACATTGCACAACACGTTCAAAACCTGTTATGGGGTGACAACATTGAAATTGACGATGAGCAGTACAAACAGATGCGTCAGGATGGAATGATTGTTACTAAATCACCGACCGGAAGAACGGCAACATTGAAATATTTAGAGTGCGCGCTTGACCAATCCGGTAATCAGTTATTAGTTGATTACATCAAACAGCAAATTCTTGATATATGCAGTGTTCCAAGTCGTTCGGAATTGTCTGGTGGTAGTACAGGAAGTGCCACGAATATGTCAACTGGTTGGATGGCAGCAGAAACAGATGCGAAAGCAAAGGAACAGATTTGGACCGCATCTGAAAGAAGAGAAACGGCCGTCATTTTAAGCATTATCAAAAATAGTGATGAAGTTGATGATGATATTTCCGAACTCAGCTTAGCTGATTTAGATATTAAGTTTTCAAGGTCACGTACATACGACTTGGCTACGAAATGTAATTCGCTTGCAACATTAATTCATATTGGAATTGACCCGTTAAGGGCGATTGAGACGGTCGGATTATTCACGGATCCACAACAGGTAGCACTTGATTCTGCGGAGAGAATTGATAAAGTTCTGTTCCCGAATGATACTCCGGAAGACAAGACGGATGATAAAAATGATGATCCGTACAAAAAGAGACAGCCAGATATAACAGATCAGCCGTCTCAAAAATCAGTTTCAGATTGATAAATTAGCATCTCACCTTATGGTGGGGTGCTTTTTATATACATAGCAGGGAAGCTATTCAAAAACGCAAGAGACAAGACAAGTCTTAAAAACGGAACATTAAGAAATTTAATCGAGAGGGAACTCGTATAAAACGCAGGAGGTAAGAAAATGGCAGACTTAAAAGATTTGCTCGGCGATGCTTATAAAGAAGATATGACTTTTGATGAAGTTAATGCGGTGTTAGCCGAAAAAGACTTAGTTGACAAAAGTCAGTTTGAAGGATTTGTCCCTAAATCACTTCTGGAAAAAGCAAATTCCGAAGCAGCTGATTACAAGAAAAAGTGGAAAGCAGCAAGTTCCGAACAGGAGCGAAAGGCTATTGAAGAAGCTGAGCAGAAAGCTCAGGCAGAAGAGGAGTTAAAAAGCCTTCGCCGTGAAAACAAAGTTTCGAAGTACGAGAAACAGTATCTTGCTCAGAAATACGATCCTAAGGACGCATTCGACATTGCCGAAGCTCTTTACGATGGAGATATGGATACAGTATTCAAAATCCAGCAGAAGCATGATGATGAAGTGCGCAAAAGCATTAAAGCAGAAATCATGAAGGATATGCCAGCACCTCCGTCAGGCAACCAGAAAACAGTAGATTACAGTAAACAAATTGCGGAAGCTCAGGAAAGAGGAGATATGGTCATGGTAGCATCTCTCATTCGTCAGCAGGCAGAAGCTAACGCAAAATAGAAAAGGAGATTTAAAAAATGGCAGACACATTTGCAATGAGTGGAAACACTCCTAATTTTAGCGGTATGCTTTTTAACAAAGGTAATACCAAGACACCATTTTCGACAATGATTGGTGCGCACAGAAAATTTACAAATCACACAGAATTCGTAACAGGACAGGAATATGAGACAGCGGAAGGATCTCAGCCAAATATTTCGGAAGCTGAATCATTGACAGCACCGGATGCATCTGTTCTGAAAAGAGAGCAGAAGACAAATGTTACTCAGATTTTCCAGGAAAGCGTTGGAATTTCTTACGGAAAGATGTCTAACATGGGAACTCTTTCAGGAATTAATGTTGCAGGACAGCAGGCTAATCCAGTTAGTGAAGAAGATTTCCAGATTGCTGCTAAAATGGCTAAAATCGGGCAGGACATTGAGTACACATTCCTTAACGGAAAATATCAGAAGTCAACAGGTGACAATGTTCCGAATAAATCAAGAGGTCTCCTTAATGCAATTAAATCAAATATCGTTGATGCAGATGGAAAGATGCTTTCGTTTATGCTGCTGTGCGAAGCTATGAAGTGCATTGATGATTCTAACGGAGATACAACAAACCTTGTAGTAGGGCTTGATTCTACCGGAAGATTACAGCTTAACGCGGATGCAGCAGCTAACGGATTGACAATCGTGAGTGCTGGAAGAGATATCAATGGTATTGCAGTAGATCAGGTACTTACACCGCTTGGAACTGTATATCTTAAGACTCTGAAATATCTTCCAACGGGAACAGTTGCATTGTTTGACCCATCTATCATGGCACCGGTTGAACAGATTGTACCGGAAAAAGGAAACTTCTTCCTTGAAGAACTTGCAAAAGTCGGTGCAGGAACAAAGAAACAGATCTTCGGACAGATTGGTCTTGATCACGGCCCAGAATGGTATTCAGCAAAGATTACTAATCTGAGCATGAGAACACCACACGATGAAGATATGGCAAGACGCTATGTACAGGTAAGTGCCAGTGCGCCGGCTGAACTTGGAACGCTCACAGTACAGTCAGCTGCTGGAACAGCTGTGGGAGCAACAAAACTGACTGTAACGCCTGCACTCACTTCCGGAAATTCTTATAAATATAAAGTTTCCGATGAAGAGACCACAGTTGAAGCTGGACAGAATGTTCGTGTTTGGAAGTCTTGGGACGGTAAGTCAGATATCGTAGCAGAGAGTGGAAAACATATCATCGTTGCTGAATGCGACAAGAACTATGAGGTTTTAAAGGCCGGAAGTACAACGGTAACTGCAAAAGCCGAAGGTTAAGGAGTAAATGATCGATGGAAGAGCTTATAGATAGTATATTTTCCGACTTGAAAACTGAATTGAATTCAGAGCTGACAGGAGAAAACGATCAAGCTCTTCTGTTGGTTAAGGTGAGAAATGCTGTGGATGACGTTGAATGTGCAAGAAATTATCAAGGTCATCACACAGATGAATTCAAAGAAAAGGATCTGAAAAAAATGAAACCAATAATTAAGCGTCTCGCTTTATATGATTGGAATACCATTGGAGCAGAAGGACATTCGAGCTATTCCGATAGTGGTATTTCAAGAACTTTCGTAAGCAGAGATGATATCTTGAGTCAGGTAATTCCTTTTGCAACAGTGTTATCGGCTCAGTAAGGCGGTGATCCAATTATCTCCCGGCAACAGGGTAAAGTTGTAAGAAGATTGTGCGTGACCAAAGCGGTGATTCTGCCGGAATGGTCGCAGGGAAATATGTGCAATGATGGTGGAGGGATAGCACATTGAGAAACTTAAAGAAAAATGAAACAAAATTATGGTATTCGAATTACGGAAAAGGGAATCCGATACTGGATGAAAACGGTGATGAGACGGGAGATTATGACAGTGGTTATGGTTCTCCTGTTTCTTTTTTCGCTACTTTATCGGCAAACAAAGGAAATGCCTATGCCGATGTATTTGGAACGAATTTGGACTACACCAGAACGCTATCAACAGTTCAGAAACTTCCTATAACAGAAGAATCTCTTATTTGGAAGTCTGAGCCGATTCTGAATGCAGATGGTACGGTCGATAAAGAATCAGCCGACTATACTGTAGCCGGTATAGCAGATGGATTAAACGAATTGGTAGTTGCCCTGAAAGCGAGGAAGAAAAATGCCTAGGTATAAAGTGGGATTATCCGCTAGAGAATTTCGTGAGTTGGCAGATCAGATACATGATTATCGAATGGATCTGCAAGAAAAATGTGAGGAATTCGCTTACAGACTTTCGGAAATAGGTCTACAAAAGGCAGAATCAATACTAATCGAACATGTAGATACTGGACAGACCATTGGAAGTTTACGGGTTGAGAATAACTCGGATGGAAAAGTTACAAAGATGGCAGTTGTTGTTGAAAGTAACGCCATTCTTTTTCTTGAATTTGGAGCTGGTGTAAAATATTCTGGCACTAAAAATCCAAAGGCAGATGAACTTGGCTATGGTCCCGGTACGTATCCGTCCAATAAGGGACATTGGGACGACCCTAATGGTTGGTGGTATCAGAAAGAAGAGGGCGGAGAATGGTATCACACATATGGCACTAAAGCTTGTATGCCAATGTATAATGCCAGCGTAGAAATGAGAGATAAGATATTGGAAATTGCAAGGGAGGTGTTCGGAAGTGATTGACGCATCAAATAGAGTTTTGACCAACATAAAAACCTATGTTGCAGCAACTTGTAAAAATGTATCTAATTATTCCAGTAAAGCACCGCCAGAATTCCCGGCAGTGTCGGTTGTTCAAATTGATAATCCAGATGCATGTATGGATTTGGAGAATAACGAAAACGCCGTAACTTCTGTAATTGAGATTCAGTGTTATTCCAATAAAAGCAACACGGAAGCAAGGAATATCATAAATAAATGTTGTGATGCAATGCGAATGATGGGATATCGCCGTACATACGGTCCGAAGCCTGTCACAAATGCATCAGACACAAGTATCTATCGTACAGTGGCAAGGTTTACAAGACTTGTCTCAGCGGTAGATGAAATAGAGAAATTTGAAACTAAGGGAGCGTAAATCTCCCTGTTTTAATATGTAATTTTACCGGATGCCATTAGGAGGCATTCGCTGACCGCATTAGTTAAGCGGTAGAAAGGTAGGTATATTATGGCTAACGCAGCAAAGGCACTTAGTACTATTAATACTGTTCTTAAGGCCGGCGATAAAGGTTCTACAGTAGCAAAAATTTGTAAAATAAAATCGTATCCAGACCTCGGAGGGACACCGGAAAAAATTTCCGTGACCGATCTTGAAGACACGGACGAAACATCTGTACCGGGAGTAAGATCTGCTGACGACATGCAGTTCAAAGCGAACTACACAAAGGAAAATTATGCAGCAGTAAAAAAAGTGGCTGGCAAACAGCAGATTTTTCAGCTGGATTTTGGAGCAGACGGAGCAGACGGGCAGTTTTCATGGTCCGGTGTTTTATCAGTGACAGTTAATGGTGCAGAAGCAAATGCAGCGAGAGAAATGACTATGACTATAGTACGTGATTCAGAAATCAAAGACAGTGATGCAGCGACAGCGTTCCCTGGAGTGTAGTGAGTTGCTTGATGTAGATTGAGATTACATCTTGGACTCGGAGGATGGAAAAACTTCTTGACGAATTATTAACGATAGCTTCCTTCTTCCATTAGCGTTTGATATAATAAATGCATAATGGGAGGAGGGATAAAGATATGCGCTTGTTTTATTGGATTTTTATTGGATGGTGGTATACACCGATTAAATTAATTTTTAAATCCACCGGAGCGATTACAAAGGGAATAGTAAAAATAGCTTTGTATATGGCAATCTTAATTGGAGTTATAGCAATTGCTTTTTCTGCGTTTGCGGTTGTAGCGCCCATCATATTTATTATCCTTGCGATAGTGTTTATATTCAATTTGTTACTAGTAAAAAAGAAAAAAGGTAAGAATATTGATATAGATATTATGAGTGGGGAAGAGTTCGAAAGTTTTTGTGCTAAAGTTCTTCAAGATAATGGTTTTGAAAACGTTAACATGACTAAAGCAAGTGGAGACCAAGGAGTTGATATCATTGCTTTTAAAGATGGAGTTCGTTATGCCATCCAATGCAAAAGGTATTCAAATAGTGTTGGAAACAAGGCTGTCCAAGAAGTGATAGCCGGTATGCAGTATTATGGTTGCCCGGTTGGAATTGTAATGACGAATAGTTATTTCACCAAATCGGCAAAAGAATTAGCTGATAAAACAGGAATCATTTTATGGGATAGAAATTTTTTATCTAAGTACATAAATGATACGAATCAGACACGAGAAAAGAATGTTGACATTGAAGGAAAAGAAATATTAAAAGAAACCGCAGAAATATATTCATCTTTATTTCAAAATAATATGCATGTTAATGTAGCATTGATTGAATCGCGTTTTAAAGAGAACGGCGATGTAGAATTAATCTATAAATGTGATACAAGTGAGCAAGCAAAGTATTTGGTTTCTCAAGAAACTTTCTTATCTGAAAAGTTGCATACACAGCAATGCTTTGTTGAATTGTCAAACAATTGTATATCAATAACTGTAAAATAAAAAACAGAAATAGAAAATTAGGGCTATGTGAAATTCACATGGCTCTTTTTTTCTTGAAAAAAGGAGATTAATAAAATGGTAAAAGTAAAAATTAATGGTAAGACATACAACGTAAAGGAAATGACATTTAAAGAATACACAAAAATGGAAGAACAGGGATTTTCTATTATTGAAGCTTTTAGAAAAAAACAGTTAACACTTATCGCTATGGGGTTTGTATGTGCTGTAGTTGACTGCGATCGTGATGAAGCGGAAAATCTTGTGACGCAGCATATCCTCGGCGGTGGAAACATCATTGATATTACAGATGCATTCGGAAAGGCAATTTCTGAATCGGATTTTTTCCAGAAGATGCTGGGAGTAGCTCAGGAGAAGAAAACAAAGGCAGAAAAAGAAACTTCGCCGGAGGAGTAATTATTCCTATCAGTTTTACACAATTTACGTATGATTACTGGTTGCCAATAGCGGCAAGATGCAGAATAAGTTATAGAGAGTTTTGGGATATGACACCCAAAACTCTTTTAATTTATAAACACCAAAAAGAGTTAGAAGAGGCACGGGAAACCGAGTTGACAGATGTATCTGCATGGATGACTGGTGCTTATATTTCAAAAGCAATTAGCTGCTTCCTTAGTAATGATGAAACATATCCAGAAAAGAATGTGTTTTTTAATGCTGACCAATTCGAACTTACAGACGATGATATCGAAGAAATTATTTCGGAAAACACGCAAATTGCGGCAGCAAATTTTTCAGAATGGGCAAAGGTGGCAAATGAATCCAAAGGTAGGTGAGAGCAATAATGCCAGATGAAATTGACAGACTTGAGATAGCAATTGAAACAGAATCAAATCGAGCAAACAGATCACTTTCAGGAATGGAAAGAAGATTAAATCGAATCGCAGATAGTCTTGAAAAAGTTGTTGCTCTTGCATCCGGCATCGGAGAAATTGGAGAGTTTGATTTAAGTGGGTTTGATAAATTCACAAGTGCTATTGACAATGCAATTAAAAAGAAGAACGACTTAGACAAAAAAGAAATCAAAGTTCGGACGAATCGTTCAGACTTGAAATACACAGAAAAATCATTGGATTCTATCTATAAAAAATACAGCAATGCGGGATTGAATCTTGATGTTTCCGGTATGGATGTATCGGAGCTTGAAAAAGGATTGAAAAACTCAGAAGCTACTGCAGCGAGATTAAAGGATAGATTAAACAAAAAAATTGCAATTGAAGGAACTGATCACCTAGGGAAGACCTTTGAAAGCATAATTTACGATATCCAAAAAGCTACCAATGAAGCGAATGTATATAAAAAAGCAATTGATGGGTTATCAGTAGAGCAGCCATCGTTTACGATTGAAAGAGATGGGAATGTTGTCAGCGAATTAAATCAAGAAAAACTTAGTATGGAATCTCTCGGTGAAAATGCAGAGAAAGTTTCCGATTCTATCGAAGATGTTTCTAATGAAATATCTAACATAGATAAAGGTGGGAATATATCAAAAATTTCTAGTAAATTTGATTATTTGAAAAATAAAGTTGGCGAAATAAAGAGCGGTCTTACAAAGGGTGGATTCGGAAATTATACAAAAAATTTCATGGAAATGTTAAAGTTGCCAGAAACGGGAACTTCAACTCAAGGGGGGAAATTCAATGATATTCCACCTATGAAAGAAAATGGAGATTACGACACAGAAGCCATTCAAGAATACGTTGACTCTTTTGGAAAGGCAAATGCTGCGGCAAATAATTTTTCAGATCAAATAAAAGCCTTAAAAAAGGAACTTGAAGGTTTAAAAAGGCAAGGACTTGGTGAGGGTGACGAAGAATATGATGCAGTAGCGCAGAAACTTACTGTAGTAATAGAACGGCGGAAAGAATACAACCGTTCAATGAGAGAAAAAGCAAAAAGCATTATAGCAAAAGAAGAAATCTCGAAGTTGCAGATAGCTGGAACTGCGTTAAAAGCACTTATTAAAAATGCCGGGAAATTGGGACTGTCATTTGCGAAATTGTCGATCAAGGGGCTTTCGAAACTTCCGCAGATTGCTAAAGCGTCTGTAAATCCTTTTAAAGTATTAGGATCTGTGATTTCTAAGGCAAAGGACAAGCTCGGATTATTGCAAAAAGATTCCAATAAAGGAATGTCGTGGAAAAAAATGATTGGCTCTTCCATTTTATTTTCCACTGTTTTCGGAGCGATCAGCCAAATAAAAGAAGCAATTAAAGCCGGTTCTGACAATCTGGTGCAGTATAGCTCTGCATACAACAAGAGCATATCTGGTATGGTTACTTCTTTGTTATATCTAAAAAATGCGTGGGCCGCTGCTTTCGCACCAATTGTCAATGTAGTTGCACCGTATATATCGAAATTTCTTGATATGCTTGCCGGGGCATTAAATGCAGTTGGACAGTTCATGGGCTCATTGACTGGAAAGTCAAAAGTCGTACAAGCTAAAAAAGCATGGTTTGATTATGGGAAAAGCTTAGAATCAACAGGGAATAGTGCTTCAAAAACAGGAGATAAACTTAAAAAAGCAAAAAAAGATGCTAAGGATTTAACCAATTATACTCTTGGAATAGATGAATTACACGTTATCCAACCAAGTAGTGATTCTGCAAATCAAGATTCTGGATCGGAAAAGTATACAGGCCCGTCCCCATCAGAAATGTTCGAAACATCATCTATTGATAAAAATGTGTCTGATTTTGCAAAGAAAGTAAAGGATGCATGGAAAAAGGCTGACTTTACAGAAATCGGATCAATTGTTGGAACAAAATTAAAAAACTCTTTGGATGGAATTGATTGGAACCCCATACAAGAAACTGCAGAAAAAATCGGAAAATCTTTTGGAACATTCATAAACGGATTCGTTGAAGTTGATGGACTTGGGGAGTCGATTGGAAATACTATCGGCGAAGCTTTCAATACCGGACTGGATTTGGCAAATTCGTTTTTAGACAGTACAAAATGGGATGAAGTTGGCAAGTTTATTGGTGATGGGGCAAATGGCGCTGTGAACACAGTTGATTGGCCTGGAATAGGACACTTTATAGCGCAAAATTGGAACGCTATTTTTGCAACAATAGGCGAAGCAGCCAGGACTTTTGATTGGAGTAATTTTGGCAAGAGCTTATCAGATAGTGTAAATCAATTTATTTCCGATTTCGATTGGTCTGGTAATGGAGCAAGGCTTGGCGACCTCGCAAAAGGACTTCTTGATGCATTATTAGCATTTATGCAGAACACTGACTGGAATCAATTAGGATCATCTTTCGGACAATTTATTTCTAATATTGATTGGAAAGGAATCATTACAAAGTCTTTCGAGGTTTTGTTTACACTTCCTAAGATTTTATTTGATTTAGTTTCTGGAGCATTAGAAGGTACAGATTGGAAAAAGCTTATAACCGATATTGCAACGGGTATTTCAGACTTTTTGATTAATTTCGATTGGAACGGATGGTTTAAAAGCGTTGGTGAATTAATTGGCGCTGCTGTAAAAGCATTATTCGATATCGGATCGCTAATTGGTGGAGCCATAGTAAATGCTGTAGAAGCGGCTAAAAAATATTTCCAAGGCAAGATTGAAGAGTGCGGAGGGAATATCGTTGCTGGAATCTTCAAAGGAATTGCCGATGCATTAAGCAATATAGGTACATGGATAATAGATCATATATTCACACCATTTATTACAGGCTTCAAAGAAGCGTTTGGTATTCATTCCCCGTCAACTATCATGGCTGAACAGGGTGGCTATATTATGGCCGGACTATATAATGGAGTTGTTTCTAATCTCGCAAAAGTACTTAAATTCTTTGGAGAATTAAAAGACCAGATTGTTGACAAATTCTCCGATGTAGGGGAATGGTTTGGTGATAAATTTGGGGCAGCAAGAAAAGCCGTAACTGATAAATTCTCTGACATTGGCAAATGGTTCGGTGGACGCAAATCTGATATTCAGAACAACATGAAATCTGTATCTGGATGGTTTAAGAGTACATTCCAGACTGCTTACAAAGGCGTAACAGATTCATTCGGAAAGATTGGAAATTTCTTCAAGGGTATTGGAAAGGAAATCAAAAAACCTATCATCGGGGCAATGAAAGCTATCCTCAACGGTGTGAACTGGGTGTATGAAAAGCTTGGTGGCGGAAAGAACCACTTCAATGTTGCACAGCTGGACAAGTATGCTAACGGTACAAATGGTGTATCACATGATACTGTAGGTATCGTGAACGATCAAGCTGGTAGCACATATCGTGAGATGGTACAGTTCCCGAACGGAAAGACAATCATTCCAAAGGGACGTAATGTCATGTTGCCAATGCCAAAAGGTACGAAAGTTCTTCCAGCAGATCAGACCGCTTCATTGATGAATATGCCACATTTCAAAAAAGGAATCGGAGATTTTTTTGGAGGTGCGTGGGCGAAATTCAAAGACTTCACGGGGAATATTGCTGATTATATCAGTGATCCTAAGAAATTGGTTCAGATGGCGATTGATAAGTTCACAGACTTTTCAAACTATCTGGAACCGGGATTGTCAATGGCGAAAAATGCGGTTGGTGGTACCGTAGATATTGCTACGAAATTCATCAAAGACAAACTGAAAGACTTTGGCGGTAGTGTAAATTACAAGGCATCTGCCGGTGTGGAGCAGTGGCGTGCTACTGCAAAGAAAGCTCTGGAATTAACAGGGCAATACACAGAAGCAAACTTAAACAGATTGCTTATGCAAATGAAATCTGAATCAGGTGGAAATCCAAATGCAATAAATAACTGGGACATTAATGCAAAGATGGGTATTCCGTCCAAAGGCTTAATGCAAGTTATTGACCCTACATTCCGTGCTTACGCTATGAAAGGGTTCGACAAAAACATCTATGACCCGATGTCCAATATTTTAGCAGCTATCAGATATACGCTGGCTCAATATGGCAGTCTCGAAAGAGGATGGAAAGGTCATGGATATGCAAACGGCGGTTTCCCGAAAGTCGGAGAAATGTTCTATGCAAGAGAGAGTGGTCCGGAGCTTGTTGGAAAGATTGGGAACCGTTCTGCGGTAGTTAATAATCAGCAGATTGTCGATTCGGTAAGTAACGGAGTTTCAAGAGCGAATGATGAAACCAATTCACTCTTAAGAACAATCATTGAATACCAGGAGTTACTTCTTAAGAAAGAAACAAGCGTAAATATGGATGGAAAAAGAATGGATAAGCAGATATCAAAAGCGCGTAGGAATACGGGCTTTTCTTTTTCGCCAACGTAGGAGGTGTAGGAAATGGCAGCAAGGCATATATCCAATTTCATAATGGTAAATGGCAAGCCATTTCCGGCACCGAAACGCTACCCAAATATGGTAGTGACAACGGCGGTAAATGCTGCCAGAAATGCCAATAACAAAATCGTCGGTCAGAAAATTGGTAGAGACAATTATAAGATTGCCAACTTGGAATGGCCATATCTGGATGCGGAAACATGGTCAAGTATGCTAAAAGAATTCAAAAAATATTTTGTGACTGTAAGATTTTGGGATATGGTCGAAAATAACTGGATCACCTTAACCATGTATCCGGGAGATAGAACAGCAGACGTATTCAAATATGACAAAACTGGAAGACCAGTGGCGTACATAAATTGCAAAGTCAACATTATTGATGCGGGGTGGTAGTTAATGTATCAGACATCACAAGAATATAAAGAATCCATGAAACGACCAGTCCGCAATCAGTCCTACATGAAAATTCAGCTTGGATTGATTAATCAGGAGGCTCAGCAGACAGCGGGACTTTCTGATACCAATAAATATAATGACTTCTCAGATGCTGAATCCATATTCAATCAACACACGGTAAGACGGTACGCAACTTATGAGAGCAATTTCTGGAAAGCAAATGGCATTAGCTTTTTCTTGCCAGAGAAGAAATCAGATTATCGAAAAGACGGGATTACTTCAACGAATTTGTTTGAAGAAAGTTTTCATGTGAAGTTTGTATTCGGTTGCGGAAAATCCGACATCAAAGGACTGACTATTAAATTTGGTAGAAATTATCCTACAAAATTTACGATCGTTACTGATAATGCTACGTCTTTTGAATATGAGAATACAGAAGAGCTTTTCAAGTCCGATGATGTGTTTGAGAATACGGAATCAATCGAATTAGTTATTACGGAAATGAATGTACCGAATGCGAGAGTGCGAATTGATTACATTATATTTGGACTCGGCTTGGAATATGACGATGAATGGATATCAGAAGCAAGTAGCAATACAACTCTATCAGCAATCAACGAAGATTTGCCGGAATCCGAATTTAAGGTAACACTGTGCAATGACAACCAATTATTCAACGTAGACAATCCATCATCTGATATTAATTTCTTGGAAAGTGGTCAAAAAGTTAATGTCATGATGGGATATATACTGGACGATGGGAATATTGAATGGATAAAAATGCATTCGCTGTATGTATCAGAATGGAGTGCTGATGATTCATCCGCTACCATTACAGCTGTAGATATCTTGAAATATTTAGATGAAAAATATTATAAAGGTATCTACTATGAGGATGGCATATCACTGTACGATTTGGCCGTATTAGTTCTCACAGATGCCGGATTAAACGAAGACGAATATTATATTGATTCATACATGAAAAAGGTATATGTTCATAACCCACTGCCAAATGTGACACACAAAGAAGCATTGCAGATTATAGCAAATGCCGGTCGCTGCATTATGGATTATGACAGAAATGGAAAGATAAGGATTCGCGTAGCATTCAAGCCAACATACGATACGACATCAAACGGAGAAACTTATTTTTCAAATGCACCAACAATTGACAACTTAACTGAGAAAAATCAGTATGCAACGTTCGAACAGAACTTCTGGAAAGCGGACGGGGGAAAACTGTTCGTGCCAACCGATCATCATCAAGACACCGGATATATAAGCACTTCAATATCAGATGAAAACGGGAAGTTCGATGCAAATCCTATGCTTACAAGGACGCTAGAAGCAAAATACAAAGCATATGGGATCATGATTAATTTCTCCGGAAATCTTCCAAAGAAAATAGTAATCCGTACATATGCGGATGATGTGTTAAACAATACATTAACTATCACATCCGGAATCGAACAGGCTACAGAAATTGACTATGATTTTCCGGAATATGATCGTTTGGAAATTGAATTCCCTGAAACCGAACCAAATAGCAGAATCCATATTGATTATTTATCGCTCGGTGCTGAAACAAGTTATTCGTTGGAATACGATGATCTATATTCTACCCCTGTTGGAACTCAGCTTGAAAAAATCAAGAATGTAAAGGTTTCACGATCACTATATTCAAAATCTGCGACAAAGGAAGATTTGACATCTGAGACTATCACTTATTCCGGCGAGAACCAGATATATTATCTGAATGACCCGTGTTATGGATATTCCGTAGCTATAAGCAATGCGGAAAGTGGCCAGAGCGCAAAGATAGTATCGTCCGGTGCTTATTATGTTGAAGTTGCTTTTTCTGGTGTAAAAACAGGGGAAAATATAGAGGTGGCCATAACAGGATATAAGTACAATGTGGCCACGTCTTATTACAGTCAACCAGTTCACAACCGTGGAACAGAAAAAGAGTGGAAGAATCCGCTAATATCTTTTGATGATCACTGCCAAGAGGTTGCTAAATGGCTTGCTGATTATTTTGCATCCGGCATTGAATATGAGCTTGATTACCGCGGTGAACCAGCTATTGATTGTGGTGATGTTATCGGGCAAGAAAATAAATACGATCCAGATTTAAAAACAATCGTAGAACAATCGCAGATTACATTCAAATCTGGTGTGCTTGGTGGTGGACTAAGAACTAGGAGGAAAGAGTATGTGGCAAGAACCAAAAACCGATTGGTCAGCTGATGATTACATAAATGTCGCTGATTACAATCGTATTATCGGGAACATTGCTTATCTGCATGATTTACAGCAAGAGTTATATAAACCTGTTCCATATACGGAATTAGCAGAAAAGACGGTAAGTGATTATCCGTATGCATGGGAATTTAATGCCATCGAAAGTTTTTTGAATGCATTAAGCGATAATACATTTCCTTTTGCAAATTATGAGCGTGGGTACTGGATAGATAATGGCCCAACACCCACGTATGATGATTTGAATCGAATAGAAAGTGCTTGTCTTGCTTTCTATAAAGGATATAACCGGCAGAAACTTACACAGCAGAAATTACCTATAACTTTTGGAGTAAATCAATCAGCTATAAAATGTTAGGAGGAATACAACATGGAGTTCAATCCTTTATCCTTGGATTTCAATGATGAAATCCTTTCCGATGTAAATACTCAGCGAAAATATAAACAAACAGTAAATAAAGATGGAACTATATCATTGCAAGATATGACCGCTTATGATCAAGAAGGAAGCTCATATACAGCAAAGCATATTATTGAGGAAAGAAAGGCAATCAATGATATTTACGCAAACAGGGTTGTTAGCCTGGAGGAAGCCAGTCTCGTTACGGAACCTGGCTTTTTCTGTGATGCGTTAGTTATTAATGAGTTAAATAAAAAAAATGATTATGATCCAACAATGCAAACTTACAATAATAATGGTTGGAACTTAACGTACAGACATATAGATCATAATCATATATATGTTGAAATGGAAAATATAATGAAAGGTGGGGTTATAAACATTAATGGCGGTCTCGTTATGGCTGGAATTCCGTTTAACCTTGAATTTAGTCAAACGCTTTCAATTTGTATGCAAGTTGCCAATGTAGTTGTTGGATACGGAAGAATAAAAATGGAAACTAATCACGGTGCATATTTAGTTTGTACAAATTATTCGAACGATGTATCGTTAGTAGGCTTTGGAATATTAACCATCAAATCCTAATTAATGCAATATGAAGCAGCAAAACCTGCTTCGTAAAATCTGTTTTCTGAAACAATTTTTATACTACCGTCTGTATCAATAGATACGGATGCAGCGTTACGTACACCGGCTTCGTCTGCCGCCCACGCTGATGCTCTAATGAGGTGATTTGGGGCAATATTTTTAGGTAATGTAGCAACAAGATAGCTATGTCCTCCCACACCGCCACCTGGATCGCAATAATAATCAATATAAATTACTCCGGATTTTTCCGTTATCGAATACGTAGGGTTCGTCCAAGAGACGCTATCAAAATTATAAGTTCTATTTTTATTTAATTCAGAAAGCCATCTGCTACACTAAAACAAAAAAGGAGTGTAGCAGATGGAAAGAAAAATTATGGAAGTATTAAGAAAGATGCAAGATGTCTTGAATGAATATCAACTGAGCGAATTAAGATCTGTTCTACATGTAGTAATGTGCGAAAATGAATTGATGATACAAAATGACAGTTGGCGTATCGATATGGAAGATTTTCTTATGTCCAAAGCATTGGAGGGACGAACACCAGATACAATACATCAATATCGGTATGAATTAAATCGTCTATTGTCGTACATAAATAAGTCGGTACAGAATATTAATAGTTCTGACATATCCAACTATATGAGAGCGTATAAAATTACGAGAAGTATTAAAAACAGCACTTTGAAAGGCATTCGAGCAATATACAGTAGTTTCTTCGGGTGGCTTCGCAACAGAAACAGAATACAAAAGAACCCGATAGTTCTCGTTGAAAAGATAAAAACTGAAAAGCGTGTGAAACGTCCGTTTTCTGACGCAGAAAGAGAGCAGTTGTTAAGAGGATGTAAAACCTTACGTGATAAGGCTATGATGGAATTCCTTTATTCAACAGCGGTCAGAGTATCTGAACTTGCACGGCTTAATATAGAAGATATACGATGGTCTACAAAGGATTTGATAGTGTATGGAAAAGGTAGAAAAGAAAGGACGGTATATATTAATGAGCGGACGAATATGTATTTACAAGAATATTTGCAGAGCCGAACCGACAGCAATCCGGCATTGTTTGTCAGCTTGCGAAAACCGAATGATCGACTATCCAAGTCTGGAATAGAAGATATGATTCGGCGAACCGGCAGACAATTTGGAATTCGGGCTTTTCCGCACCGATTCCGTGGAACATCATTGACCAATGCGCTTAACAGAGGGATGCCACTGCAAGAAGCATCGTTGTTGGCCGGACATTCTAATACAGAGACAACAATGATGTACTGCCTTGTAGACCAGGAAAGTGTACAACACCACCACAAAAAATATCTAAGCGCATAAGCGCACGATAATATAATTTCGGAAACATCCGGTTACTGATCGGGTGTTTTTGTTGTATAAAAATAATATTAAAAAAGAGGATTTTATTCAGTTAAATAAAAATATAATTAAAAATACAGACGAACAGCAAATATACACTCTATACGGCGGACTGGTAAAGGTGGTATCTGGCACGATGGTAGTTGACATTGCCATGAACACTGGGTATGCAGCACTATTTTCTCTCGAACAGCTAAAAAGCTTGTTCGGAAACGATTATGTTGCACCACGGCTTAGTATAAAAACGTACAATGGAGACTCTGTGGCACAAGAAGTGCATTTTTATGCCCCGGAGGTATGGAATGGTGCAATATACCAGTATTTTTATCCTGCAAATCGAGAGGGGCCAATGCGAGTTAATTATAGGTTGGAATATGTATATCCATCCGCTTAATAAGTAAGCGTATACTTCGGCGTATTTGCTACTAAAGCATTATAAGATTCTGCAGAAAATTCCCAACCATCGTAAACTTGGAGCTGACCAGTAGTTACCTCGTTAGCCGGGACAGGTGCTGGATTAAGTTGTTCTCTGTACACGATTTCGCCGGAACTATTATATACATAAATTCTGCAATATCCGGCGGTTGACGAAAAAGCAGCTGCAAACTGGATTTGTCCAGTATGCTCTATCTTATACTTTGCATTTTTCTGAAAAGATATAAGAGTTTCTTGCCTTTTAACAGAGGGTGAGCAGGCTATATTTTTATTTAACTGAATAAAATCCTCTTTGGAAAGGTTGAAAAATGAACATACTTTTTTTAGATCAATCAGAAACGGTTGCAGCAACTGTAAAGAAATTAAGTGTACATCTTATCGAGATAACCGGTACAGAACCAAATACATCCGGTTTTCACCTACTGAATAATGCTGGTAATGTATTTGGAAAATATGATGGGTTCACAACATTATACCGTGAACTGGAAGATGGGTTTATCTTGTCTGACGATGGAAGCGTATATGTTGAACCGATTGAACCGGGACCGACACCAGAACCGGAAATCAGTCTTGATGAAGTAAAAGAATCTAAGGTTTCAGAGATGAACGACATACAGCAGAAGCTCATAGCAAAGGGAGTTGATGTTACTCTGTCTGATGGCAGTACAGAACATTTCTCATTGACTGAGCGCGACCAGACTAGCCTTGTTGGATTACAGGCTCAGGTCGCAATCGGAGCTGAGAATATTCCTTGGCATACTTCTGATGAAGATGAACACTGCAAATTCTACAGCAATGCAGATATGGCAAAAATCACTTCGTCTGCACTATCCTATGTAACATGGCATATAACTTATTTCCGTGATCTCCGCATTTATATTCGTTCTCTGGAAAGCAAAGAAGAGGTTGAACAGGTTACTTACGGCATGACTATTCCAGAAGTGTATCAGTCTGAGCCACTGAAAGCAATGTTGGCTCAGAAGTCATGAAGAAATTAAGACCGCTGATTCTGTTTGTGATTGGCGGTCTGATTTATGTGTTTATAGAGCTTACCGCAAGAGGACGTAGCCACTGGACAATGTTTATAGTCGGTGGATTGGCGTTCTTTTTGATTGGCTGTATCAACGAAAAATGCCGGAAGATGCCACTGGTAAGGCAGATGTTGATCGGTGCGATTGTGATTACTGCATTGGAATTTGTATGTGGTTGCATCGTGAATCTATTGCTTGGTTGGAATGTATGGGATTACAGCAATATGCCGTTCAATTTACTTGGTCAGATATGCTTACCATTTACCGTAATATGGTTTTTCTTATCGGCAGTGGCGGTTGTCTTGGATGATTGGATAAGACATATATTGTGGGGCGAAGATATACCACATTACAAATGGAGGTAGCGCATGAGAGTATTAAAATTTTGCGTTGATGAACAGAAAATTTCAAAAATGCCCGGATGCACCGTCCTTGTTCGCCAAGGTGCTTATTCCGGACACTGACACAATTCCGGAGTGGGAACAACCAGGCAGTACGAATCCATACAGCAAGGGCGATAAGGTTACACATAACGGCAAGACATGGATTAGCACGGCAGATGGGAATGTCTGGGAACCGGGTGTGTATGGCTGGGAAGAGGTGTAGATATGGAGATTAGAGCAAGACCTTAACGGGTCTTATTTTTATGCAGAAAAAATGAAAGAAATGAGGTATATGAGAATGGGACAGGCAAATTATATTAAAGCTATTTTCACGGCGATATTCGCCTTTTTATCGGCACTCCTGGGGGTTCTGGCAGTGCCGGTAATCTTGCTGGTGGCATGTAATCTAATTGACTACATGACCGGACTTATGGCCAGTAAGTACAGAGCAGAGGACATCAACTCCTACAAGAGTATCAGAGGAATCTTTAAGAAGGTCTCTATGTGGCTGTTGGTAGTTGTCGGAGCAATTATTGATGAAATGTTATTGTATGCGTCCACAACGATCGGATGGAAGTCGCCGGTAGCATTCCTGATTGCATGTGTAGTAGCAATGTGGTTAATCTGTAATGAGATTATTTCAATTTTGGAAAACATTCAGGACATGGGTGTGAAGATTCCGGCGTTCTTACAGCCATTGGTTAAGCACATCCGATCACAAGTAGAGGAACAGATTAATACAGAAAAAATAGAAGAAAAAGATTCGGAGGGCGAATAATCGTCCTCTTTTTTAATAGACGAAAGGAGAACTCATTATGGGATGGACAGAATATGAGAAGAAATTAAAGGAATGGTACGGATATAGCGAAGCAAAAAACCAGGATGATATTATCATCGACATTTATAACAAGCAGCGTCCGGCCGGTTCTTACAAAATGACACATACAGACCCTTGGTGCCATGCAACAGTGTCAGCAGTAGCTTATGCTTCTGGGAATGCCGGTAAGGTACCAAATACCTGTTATTGTCCGACAGGTATTAATATATGGAAAAAGTGGGGCAAATGGGTAGGACGTTACACTAATGCGTACAATCCACAGGTCGGATACATCATTTATTATGACTGGAATAAAGATCTGATTTCCGACCATGTTGGAACCATTATTGCACGAAACGGAAATATTTTGACAGTTAGGGAGGGAAATCGAAATGATATGCTCTGTGACCGTCAGATTAACGTAAATTCACCATTGATTATTGGATATGGCATTCCGAACTGGGGTGGAGCAACAAAAGCACCTGTAGCGACAGTTCCGACACATGAGGAAACTAAACGTACATGGTTACAGATTGGAGATGCCGGAGCAGAAGTCAAGGATGTACAGAATAAGCTTATTGCTATAGGTTATTCATTACCTTCCGGTGCAGACGGGAAATACGGAAAAGAAACCTATACGGCTGTTAAGAAGTTCCAGCATAATGTAAACATCAAAGAGGATGGTCTGGCCGGTGAAGTAACACGTGCAAAATTGAACAATGCTTACAACACACGATCAGCTGCGAAAGCAAATAATTCATGGGTTGCTAGATTGCAGGCTGCCTGCAATGCACAGGGATTCTCAAATCAGAGAGTTGATGGAATTGCCGGACCGAATACATTAGCTGGCTGCCCGACATTAGGAACTGCTTCAAAAGGTTCTATCACAAAGCTTGCACAGGAACGTCTCAATGCACTTGGCTACAATTGCGGATCCGCAGACGGCAAAAACGGGCCGAAAACTCAAAAAGGAATTAAAGCATTCCAGAAAGCAAAAGGTCTTCCAGCGAACGGAATCGTCGATAGAAAGACGTGGAAAGCATTACTCGGGCTGTAAGATTTAACAATAAAATACTTTAGTCTATTATATAATCCTTGTAAAATATAATTACAAGGATGTGATCGTATGCCAGATGTGTTTCTACTTATCAGAATAGCAGATATATTTGATACAACCTTGGATGAATTGGTAGGTAGAGAATAAAAGCATTGAAAAATGTTCTATACTAAAGTATAATATTATAACATTATTGTTGTGAAAGGACATTGAAAAATGCTTAATAATTCAAATGAAGAATTCGAAAAAAAGTTAGAACAAATTGACATAAGCAAAGAACCACCAACTAATGATACCGAAAGACAGTATTATTTTATCAAAAAAGCAAGAAAATATGTAAAGGAAGAGTCTGAAAAATTGGGACGCCCCCTTTTCTTTGCTACCGTAACCTTTGGTTGTCAGATGAACCCGGTAATAGAGAATTATTAAGCATTTATATTGAACATACAAAAAACCCCGAAAGCATTGATTTTTCGGGGCTTTTTTGCTATCTGTATAATAATGTGTGGGTTAATCCATTCTTGAAAACAATCTCTGTAATATGCCTGTCCATAACTGTGATATGGTCAATAATGGAGTTCATAAGTGTTTTCATTGCTTCTTCATCCATCATTGCGAGTTCGGAATACTCTATATTCCCGCCACTGTTAATTTTGTGCGAGATAAGGAATTGAGATGCGGACTTAATGAATGCTGCCTGATCAACATTTTCTGAGATAGAAGATGAGTCTAGGCTCTTAATGCTATTTTCCAATTTCACCTTATCAACCTCTAATTTTGTTTTCATTTCAAGAAATTCTTTTTCGTCCATTGCATCATCATCGAAGAGGTATGCCTTTTTCAATCGTTCCAAAGCACGATCTGTTTTTTGGAGTTTTTCTTGCAACTCTTTTTTCTTTTCCGCTGTATCAGTATTTTTACCATCTTTACTAACTGGTTTACCAGATAAAGTTTCTGTACCGGAACGACCATATAGCAAATCAATTGTATCCTGTAAGCTTGATTCAGATATTCCGGCCACGTCTGTGAAATCAATATGAGAGAGTATAACTCTTTCCAATGATTCAGTATCTTTGATGAATCTCCTACTTTTAGATGCATCAATAATAGCTGCTATATAATTTATCATGAACGGACCAATCTTGACGTCGCTGACATTCAAGTTATCGCAATGTTTTTTCTGGTACTTTCCGGTACAAGCATAAGAGGATGGTCTGAATCCATTTCCTCTACGCCTATCCTTGGCAGTTACTTGATAATTCGATCCACACTTACCACACACGATCAGTCCGGCAAATACATTACAGTTCTTTCTAATCGGATGCATGGCAGAAGTATTCTTTCGTGTATGATTTGCATCCATGCGTCTATTTACTTCATTCCATATTTCCGGGGCTATCAATGGTGGAAATACGCCCTCCATATAGATAACTTCTTCATCAGCTTTTCTTTTCCCCCTGGCACTTTCCCTGTAGTTGTAGCGATAGGCACCTTTATTGATCGGATTCCGCAGAAAATCAGCAACAGTCTTAGATGTCCATTCACCACCACGCTTAGTAGGAATATTGTGAGAGTTGTTATAATCCCGGATGGTTACAGAAGAACCACCGTCCAGATACATCTGGTACATGGCTTTAGCATAAGGTGCTTCTTTCTTGGAATGTACAGGGCATTTGTTTTCTGCATCCCAGTCCCATCCGTAGGGAACCCTTGCGCCATTCCATTGCCCGCTCTGTGCCCTACCTATCATTACGTCTGTGACACGCTCAGATGTCAATTTGCGCTCTAATTCGGCGAACACCAGTATAATCTTAAGGATAGCTTCTCCGATGGCACTAGAGGTGTCAAATTGCTCGTTCAGAGATATGAACGTAACATTGTTGTATTTGAAATCATCATACATAAGAGAGAAGTCCACAAGGTTTCTGGTAATGCGGTCAATCTTATACACGATTACATGAGAAACAAGGCCCGCTTTTACTTTTTCCATCATACGTTCAAACGCAGGTCGTTTCGTGTTCTTACCAGATTTACCCGCGTCCTCAAATACCTCAATTCGCTTTTTATCAACGTGCAGCACGTGTTCGCAATATGCTTTCAGTTCTTTCTTCTGGAATGGAAGAGAGTCCTTGTCTATTTGATAACCGGTAGATACACGGACGTATAATGCTACTATTTTTTCTTTTTGATTTGTCATTTTATTCATCCTCCTTAAAATTAAGTATAAAAATAACAGCCAGCAAGGAACAAACGTTCCGCTTGCGTAACTGTACGAGGGATGATATACTTTCATTGAAACATCTTGACATTATCCCCCATAAGGTGATGTCAGAATCCCGGTGCCGTGATACACACCGGGATTTTTTATTCTTATTGTAAGTTTATTTCTTGCTGTTGCAGTTGTTGTTTGCTCATATCCTGATTATACACATTGGCATCGTTGACCCTTATTTTTACTGGTGATACCCAATCCTCAATATCTATCTCTTGAGCGAATAAAATTGATTCTCCAGATGAAACTTCTTTGAGTTCATTGTTTATGTATACATCCTTACTTTCATCATCCAATGAATATGAAGCTAACCCGATGGATTGGCCATTTTGAAATGCCAATGTATTGAAATAAGTTGCAGGAGATGCTTCTTGGTTTGAATTATTGGTAAACTTAAAGTATACAAGAATGATTTGCGAACCATCTTTTTTAGTATATTTTTCTGTATGGTCAAAAGATATGTTTATATCATTGTATGTCATATTAATTTTATTTACAATTTTGTATCCGTCCTCAGTTCCGTCTTCGGATGCATATTTTTGAACCCACTCAGCTTGAGACAAATTTTCATCATCATCGGAAGATGCATCTTTCTTAGCATTGGCAACGTCTTTTTTGCCTGATTTCTTTTTTGAACTGGATTGCGCTGTTTGCTTGGTGCTGGATTCTTTCTTTTGAGAAGTATTTCCACACGCAACGGTTGAAATGGATAATATGCACGCTAACAGTGCTACAACAAATTTCTTTTTCATAATTTCCTCCTCAATTTTTTACAATAAAATCACCATTTAGATAGTTCTTTATATTGCTCATAGTTATCTTGCTCATCTTGCTCACGCAATTCTGCATTTCTTTTCAAAGCATTACGTTCAATTTCTTCCCACTTTTTTCTTTCGCTAATTTTCTTTTCACGCAAAATTTGTTTTTGCTCAGCCATTTGCTTGGCTCTTTTCTTTGCTTCCTCTTGTTCAATTAATCGTCTTTTCTTCTCTTTATTCAAGCGGTTAACATCGGATATAAAATCGCATATTTTGTAAATAATGAAAATAATTATAGCAGGAGGAAATGCTAGAACTACAAGTCCCATAATTATAAATGATGTAATCATAGATAAAACCTCTTGTACGCTATATAGCTTTTGCAATTCGCAGTTTGTTTAAATCTGGAAATAATTCACTTGCTATTTCAAGATAGTCGTTCATATGATTTCTCATTTCTATTTTCTGAACATCTTCTTCATCAAAATCATTTCCGAGAATATGTCTCATTTCATGCAAGAACACTTCATGCTGTTTTTCGTAGTTCAATGATGCATCTATGAATATTGTATAAGAATCATCAGCGTTGTGTTTGACGCATCCTGGAATGCCATATGACTTATCTAGCATTACCACGTTTATATAATATCCTTTGTAGTACAATCATTCCTCACCTTCCTCAATTTTGCGCAATTCAGCGAGCTTCTTGGCAAAATCAACCAGTCTTTCTTTATCAACGGTGTTGTATACATCAAAGAGAATCTTGTCGTTGTTGTAGATTTCCTGTGCTGTACGAGCTGTCTCTTCATCAATGTAGTAACCTTTGTTAGTTATCTCCGCTTTTGCATCATCTCCGTTCATTAGATAATCTATTGCAATACCAAAGTAATTAGCAATGATTTCTGCTAAATCCATTCCACACTTTGAATTCTTTTTCTTCCATGTACTGATTGTTGATTGAGATACGCCAGTTTCTTTGCAAAACTTATAAGCACTTATCCCACGGGATTGTAGTAATTGTTCAAAAATTTCATACATTTTTTGTCCACCTTTCACTAAAACTAAATACTTTGTCAAAAACCTAGTAATACTTATTGACAACCGAAGAACAAAGTGCTATAGTATGGACATACTTGAATGAACAGAAGAAAACACAAGTATAAATAACAATAAAAAGGGAGGGATATTTTTGGCTAAAATGTACACCTGTGATGAAGTAGCAGAGCGATACAAGGTAAAAGTAATCACAGTATGGGATTGGATTCGTCAGCGTAAATTGAATGCAATTAAGCTCGGAAGAGAGTACAGAATATCAGAGGACGACCTTATTCAATTTGAGAATGAACGAAAAACAATTCCGGCAAATGACAAAAGTTAGAAAGGAGAAAGATGAATAACCTAGTAAAAATTGGAAACAGTGATTTATCCATCAAAGAGTTTAACGGTCAGAGAGTTGTTACATTCAAGGATGTAGACAGCGTGCATGAAAGACCGGACGGAACGGCAAGGAAGAGATTCAATGACAACAGAAGTAGGTTTATTGAGGGTGAAGATTTCTATAAAATTTGCCCGTCCGAAATTCGGACGCACAAAATCATGGAGATTTCGGAGATGGCAAGAGAGGATGTAACGCTTCTTACTGAATCAGGTTATCTGATGCTAGTAAAATCATTTACTGATGATTTAGCTTGGGAAGTTCAACGTGAACTTGTAAAAACCTACTTTAATAAGAAAAAGCCAATGAGTCCAGTAGAAATGATGCGTATTCAGTTAGGCATGATTGATGACCATGAAGGACGTATCGCAGACCTTGAGCAGAATATGACGATTGATTACGGACAGCAGATGTCACTTGGAGATATCGTCAATAGAGTTGTGATTGATGCTCTTGGTGGTAAAGACAGTAATGCATATCACGAAATCGGTAGAAAAGTATTTGCTGAATGCAATAGGGATTTGAAACATTACTTCAATGTAAATGCTCGCAACAATGTTCCTAAGAAGAAATTCGATGAAGCAGTGGATTACGTGAAGAACTGGCAACCATGTACAAACACAAGGATTATGATTCAGGACTGCAATTCACAGTTGAGAATATAAGATGTTCCGATTGAGTATTTCCTGGAAGAGTAGAAAGGAGAAAGCATGGTCGAGAAAATCAATACATTATGCGATCAGATTTATGAGGACATTCAGAATCTTAGAAAATCTGGTAATTACGATGTAGAGAAGAGACTTGGAGTCGAGATTATGGCGTTGAATGCACTGAGTAATGCATATGCAAAAACTGGGCAGAACTTAGTCCACCCAGCAGATGCGGAGAAGTATTAAATCTTCATCCAGTAGGTATAACCACAAACAGGACATTCCGGAAGGATGCCGAATTTGTCAAGAATGACAACGGATTTATCATCAGAATCTTCATGAGGGCAATTCATGCAGATATATGTACCGGACTCACTCTTGTCGCCAGTTTGCGGATAACCGATATCGGGTAAAAGACCCATAATATCACCTCCACGGTGATTATATCACAGAAAGGATGAGCTATATGGACGAAAAGAGAAAATTAATCGAAGAAGAGCTTAAAAAACTTGGAATCAATACGATTGATGAACTCAACGAAGCCATCAAAAAAGAGAAACTGGGTGTCACATTAATGGTTGCGCCGATTCCAAATAAAAAGGCAGCAACATGTTAGGAGATCATATGAAAGAAATCTTCAAAAAAATCCTGTTTTGGGTGGCGATTGCAATATTGTTCGAGATAGTATGGATCGCAATTCTGCTGATCTACTGCCGAATGGGCGGACCACTAGATATTGTATGGAAATAAAAATCGCACCCATAGAGAGTGGCATCTCTCATACAGGTGCAAATGTAAAAATAAATGACAATTAAATAATAGCATAGGAGGCGTCATGAAACAACCTAAAAAGTTAACATTGAGCCAGAAAAAGCTTCTGGCGGATCTCGGGTTGTCCCCGAAAGAATGGATGAACCTGTTCGAAGATGATTTGTACTTACATATCGTCAAAAAGGATAGTTCAGATAGAAAAATTATAGATAAGGAAGAAAGGGTGATAGTTGGTGAAGCAGATTAAATTGCTGTCCATGCATATCCAAAATTTTAAAGGATGTAAGGACAGAACTATTGAGTTTGGTGAAAAAACAAGAATCTCCGGTGCGAATGCCACTGGAAAGACAACAATCTTTGATGCGTTTACGTGGCTATTGTTTGGAAAAGATAGCCTTGGAAGTTCTGATTTTGATATCAGGCCATTGGATATAGACGGGAATATGATTAACAACATTGAAATTTCCGTTGAAGCAAAGATATCAGTTGATGGTGACGAATATGATCTGAAAAAAGTTCAGAAACAGAATTGGGTAAAGAAACGTGGGACTGATACAAGAGAGCTCCAGGGAAATGTGAATGAGTTTGACATCAATGGATATCCAAAGTCTCAGAAAGAATTTAAAGAGTTCATTTCTGGAATCGTAAAAGAAGATGTATTCAATCTCATTACAAATCCATCTGCATTTAACGCACTTCATTGGGAAGAGCAACGCGAAATTCTTATGAAAATCGTTGGTTGTCCTTCAAATGTTGAAATTGCCAAAACATTCGGTGAAAAATATGCGCTACTAATACCGGAATTAAAAATAGCCAGTACAGACGACATATTAAAAAAGTACAAAAAAGCCAGGATTGAACTTAAGAAAGACGAAAAAGAGATCCCTCCTCGTATTGATGAAGCATCCAAGAGTCTTGTTATTGCTGATGTTGGAGCGTTGGAGATTGAAAAATCGGCTAAAGAAGTGGCTCTGCAGAAAGTTGAAGATGAATTGTCTGGTGGTAATGGAAAGTTAGGAGAAATTAATTCCAAACGTCAGGAGATAATGAATCTCAAATTTCGCATTTCCGAAATTCAGAACGAAGAGAACCAGAAGTTATTCGATAAATCAAAGGCTCTTAGAGATGATCTGGTAGCGAAAGAAGATACTCTGAGAAGCATTAAACGTGAGATCGCTGATACGAATTCTGAAATTCATTCGGTTCACTCTAAATATGAGTGGTCTGTTAAGGAAGTTAAGCGGTTACAGGAAGAATGGAAAGCGGAAAAAGCAAAGACATTCCCTGAAATGGTTCCAATGGAGCCAATTCCAGACAGTGCTTCGGTTTGCCCGACTTGCGGACAGGATTTGCCGGAAGATGTGATTCAGAAAAATATTGAGAACTATGAGAAGAAAAAACAGGCATATGAAGCTAAATATACGAATGATTTTATCCAGTTCAAAGAGCGGAAGAAAAATAAAATCTCTGAAATCGAAACTGCCGGAACAGAAGCTGCTACGGATAGGGATAAATATAAGAGCCGTGAAGAAGAACTCCGCAAAAGCATGGTCAAATTGGATTCTAAGCTGGTGGAAGCTCAGAAAAACTATGATTCAGCACAGGAAGAACTTGATCGTTATCCAAAGACAGCGGACATTTCTGAAAAAGCTGAATATCTGGCAACTATCGAGAAAATCTCGGTACTTGAAAAAGAGATTGAATCTATGAGTTCTGATACATCTGGAAGAACAGAGCTTGAAGCAAAAAAAGCAGTTCTGAAAGACGAAATTACGGAGATTGCCGGAAAGATTCTGGCAGCAGACAATACGAAGACTAAGAAACGTATTGCGGAACTTGAGGCTGAACAGAAAGAAGTCGGTCAGAAGATTGCTAACCAAGAGAAGATGATTAACCTTACAGATGATTTTATCAGATCAAAAAGTGCTATGGTCGCTGCTGATGTTAACAAGAAATTCAATGTTGTTTCATTTAAGCTGTTTGAAGATCAGATCAATGGCGGTCTGAAAGAAACTTGCGAATGTACTGTAAACGGCGTACCGCTGTCAAGTTTGAATAACGGGCACAGGATTATTGCCGGATTGGATATTATTCAGTCGCTGTCAAACCTGTATGAGGTTAGTTGTCCGGTTTTTATTGACAACAGCGAAGCGGTAAATGAGGTTAATTTTCCAGAAATGAACGCTCAGATGATTCATCTGGCGGTAACTAAGGACAAAGAATTAAAAATTGAAAGTGAGGATAAATAAGATGATTAAAACAGACAAAGGATTAGTACATATCGAAGGACTGAGTGTTGAGATAATGGCAGATTTTAGAGTTATTTGTAGAGCTTTGAGAAAGACTTTTGTCGAAGAATTCGGAGAAGATCAAGGGAAAGAAATATTCGATGCATTACTTGTTGATGATTTAGATGAAGCAAGTTTAAGAACTTCAAAAGCAATTTTAGAACATATCAAGAAAAAGCCGGATGAAGAGAAATCTGATGAAAAAGAACCGACAACAGGCAACCCAATGTTAGATGCAATATTGACGGCTGTGTTCGGTGGAGGTGCTAAGTAATGTACGTAAAAGCAAAGTATCTCAAGAACGATATCCCGGTCGGCAAAGCTTATACCTTTGAAGCCGATGTCCCTGTAAAAATCGGGGACAAGATTTCTGTCGGTAAAGCACAGGCAGTCGTAGAAGTTGTGAATGTGCCGGAAGAGGAAGTTCTCGGATATAAGGATAAGATCAAGAAAGTGCAGAAAGTGGAGGAAGAATAGATGGAATTTAAAATTGGTAGACTTTACAGGGTTAAAAATGGTGAAGAAAAAGGAAATATTATTAGGATTGTAAACCATGATGCTTTTGCAGACAAGTATACATATGAAACAATTAATGAAATTAAAGAATGCCTGGTTAACAATTTCTACAATGGATCACCTTTTTCCAAAAGTTTAAAACCAGTAAGTGAATGCATTGTGATTTACCGTAGAGGTAATGAAGTTATTGCATTGAATAAAATTGACGGTTCCAAAGCTGTTGCGAAATGCAATCCATATGATGATTTCGATTTTACGGTCGGTGCAAAACTGGCATTTCAGAGACTCACTGGAAGTGAGCCAGCCGAAACAGATACAGATTCATTTGAGGAAAACGCAAAGCCTATGGCAAAAGCTTTTCGTGCGTCTGTTGGAGCATTAATAGAAGAGGGATTTACAAGAACGGAAGCAATCGGAATTGTTCTTAAAATGGTAGCAACTCAGTAAAAATATGGAGGAAGAATAATGGCAGAGAAAAAAGAAGTGGCTCAGAAACAGGAGTTTACGACAAATCTGAGCGAGTGGACAAACCTTGTTACTGGTCTTGTTTCAAGAGATTTTGAGTTGTGTGGTGTGCAGTATGATGAATATTCCAAACAGTGTGCTATGAACGCAATGTCTGCAATATTCCAGTTGGTACAGAACACCGACAAGGCAGATATGAAAAGCCTCAACACCTCTAATCTTAGAGAAGTTGTGGCACAGTGTGCAAGCCTTAAGCTGAATGCTAGTTCAATGCCAAGAGAAGTGTATTTTCAGCTTCGCAGTAAGCAGATCAATGGTCAGTGGATTAAGCTTGTCGAAATGGGTATTGAGGGTGATGGAAACGATGCGCTTTTAAGGCAGTTCGGAAACAATGTAGACACTGTGTATCCAGTATGGCTTGTAAAAGAGGGCGATGATTTTACATACCCTCGCAGACGTGGAATTGAAGTAGAACCGGCAGAATGGACTCAGAAAGGATTGTCCGATAAGACAGTGCGTGTCGTATATCCGGTAAAACTGAAAGATGGAACAGTGGATTATTTGATTGCGGAAAGAGAGCCAGTAAGAACAAATTTGATTGCTCATATCAGAAATAATCTTCTGAATGAAACGTTTGGTATTTGCGAAAATCGTTACAAGGCCACCCCAAAACAGAAAGAGCAGATCAAAGCAAAAAAAGAGGAAATTTTGTCTGCTGTTCGTGAATGTGAAACTTTGGAAGATATCTTAAAGTGTGAAGTTGCAAAACCATATATCAGTGCTGCATGGCTTGATACGCCGGAAGCAATGATTGTCCGTAAGATGCGTAACAATGCGATTAAGAAGTTCCCTAAGAATCTGAACAACATGGCTTCAAACTCATTATTACAGCTGGATGAAACATACAAAGCATCACAGGAAGAGATTGCGCAGAACGAAAACTCACAGGAATTTGTAGTTGAAGATGAATCTGTAGTAGCTGAATCAGAAGCAGATGAGATAGAAACGCCGGAGTTTGCAAAGGAGTAAAGATATGGAATTAAAAGATTTAAAAACAGGAATGGTTGTTGAAACAAGAAATGGTACAAAATACTTGGTTGTCAATCGGGATGGAGAATTATGCGGTATTGGAATGAACTGCTATATGACGCTTGATGGAAGATATCCACATAAAAGTAATATGACATGACCGAATGATTCTTCCCTTGATATTATGAAAGTTTTCAATCCAGAATTAAGAAAATTTAGCAGCATGCTTTCAGATGAACGTAACTGTATTTGGAAACGTGAAGAAGTACGAAGAATGACCGTTTCTGAAATCTGTAAAGAGCTTGGATATGAAGTGGAGATTGCGAGAGATGATAGTTAAAACGATTGGTTCTGGAAGCTCTGGCAATGGTTATGCTCTGATTTCAGGGGAAGATATTCTTCTCCTGGAATGCGGAGTACCGGCAAAAGAAATGCTGAAAGCTATTGATTATCGGACTTCCATGGTGAATGGTTGCATACTGTCACATATCCATGGCGATCACGCTGGATATATTAAACAGTATATGCAATACGGAATCATGGTGTACACATCGGATGAAGTCGAAACAGATGTTGAAGCGGTAATGGGAGAGAAAACCATAGGCTTACAGAGGATGAAACGTCAGCAGATAGGTGTGTTTTCGGTAATCCCGTTTCATGTCCCACATGGTGAAACAGAATGTGACGGATGGCTGATTGATACACCAGATGGACGGATTCTCTTCATCACAGATGCTGAGTATTGCCCGTATGATTTTTCAAAAATGCATATCAACTACGGCTTGATCGAATGTAATTATGCAGAGGACTATATCAGAATTGAAGATAGTGATCCTAAATACAACCATGTATTAACCGGTCACATGGAACTTGAAACGTGTAAACGGCTTATACAGAAGATTAACAGTGTAAGTCTAAGAAGTATAGGCTTGATACATTTAAGTGCCTACAATGGCAATCCAGTGCGGTTCACGGAAGAAATACAGGAGATAGTTGATTGTGATGTTGGTGTGTGGGTTGCAGAAAAAGGAACTGAGAAAGAATTTCGGCTGATGCCGTTTTAGGAGAATAAATGAACAGATTTGAGAAGATGCATGGTAAACCTGGTGCAAAATATGGAATCTACAACAAACAGGCTAAGAAATTCCAGTTTGGAATATGTGAAGATACTCCAATGCTCGCAGAAGCAAGGCTGTGGCAGAAAATCGGAGACGATGCAAGAAAATGGCGATTTGAATCAAAGAGATTGCCGGATAAGGAGATATAAAGGATGAATAAAGTAATTTTGATGGGACGCTTGACAAGAGATCCTGAAATCAAAAGTTCACAAGGAGAAAAATCTACAACGATTGCCAGATACACACTGGCTGTAGACAGACGATTCAAGAGAGACAACGAGCAGAACGCAGACTTTATCGGATGCGTTGCTTTCGGAAAGAGTGCGGAATTTGCTGAGAAGTATTTCCGTCAGGGAATTAAGGTTATCGTAACCGGACGTATTCAGACTGGAAGCTATACCAATAAGGACGGTCAGAAAGTTTACACGACAGACGTTGTGGTAGAAGATCAGGAATTTGCTGAGAGCAAAGCAACGAGCCAGCAGAATCAGCAGAATAACAGTACCCCAGCAACAGACAGCGATGGATTCATGAATATCCCGGATGGCATTGACGAGGAGATGCCATTTTCTTAAGAGGTGAATGTGATTGAAAACGAAACCGAAGAAGTGTTGCTATCCAGATTGTTTTAATTGCCCGTATGTGGATTGCCGATGGGATTGTGCAAACCCATCACAGTACGCATATATACATTCAGAAGCTGGGAAAGCGGCGCAAGAGCGATATAACAAATCCGAAAAAGGTAAAGAACGTGATAAACGAAGAGCAAAGAAAAGAATTGAATCCGGAAAGAATGCAGAAATGTGTAGGAAATATTATGCAAGAAATAGGGAAAAGATTCTTGATGCGAAGAAAAGCAAACGCAATGAAAAATTGCGGATTTTAAAAGAAAAGCGAAGAGAATATGATCGCCAACGATATCTAAAAAGAAAGGAGGCGAAGCAAAGTGCAGAAAGAAAAGAAGCCGTCTGAAATCATACAAGAATTTCTTGAGTTCTTAAAATACTGCGATAA